TTATTGTTGCACGAGTAGGCTTGCTACTTCGTCATCCATTTTTTGGCAACATGGCAACTCGTTTACGTATTATGTCTGCAGATGATTGGTGTCCTACTGCGGCTGTAGACGGTCGTAATTTATACTTCAACACACAATTTTTTAATGCAATGTCGAACAAAGAAATTGAGTTCGTTATTGCACATGAGATCTTGCACTGTGTATTTGATCACTTAGAACGCAGAGAAGATCGCGATCCACAAATTTATAATATTGCCGCTGACTACATTGTGAACAATACACTTGTTCGTGATCGTATTGGCGAAATGCCTAAACTTGTTGACTGCTTCCAAGATTTCAAATACGAAAACTGGACTTCTGAAGCAGTATACGACGACATTTTTGGCAAGTATGACGAAGAACAATTAAAACAACTAGGTGAACTTTTAGACGAACACCTTGATTGGGGCGATAACGAAGGCGAAGGCGACAGTGGTTCCGAAGGTGAAGATTCAAACGGCAACAAGATTAGCAAAAAACGTCCTAAATATTCTAAAGAAGATCTACGTAAAATTCGTGACGAGATTAAAGAAAATATGATCTCAGCGGCACAAACTGCTGGTGCTGGTAATGTTCCTGCAGGTGTCGAACGTATGATCAAAGAACTTACAGAACCTAAAATGAACTGGCGTGAAATACTGCGCCAACAGATTCAGTCTACTATTAGACATGATTTTACATTTAGTCGTCCTTCACGCAAAGGTTGGCACACTGGTGCTATCCTGCCTGGACAAAACTTTGCACAACAGATTGATATTTGCGTATCATTAGATATGTCAGGGTCAATTGGCGACGAACAGGCAAAAGTGTTTTTGAGTGAAGTCAAAGGTATTATGGACGAGTTCAAAGACTACAATGTTAAAATTTGGTGTTTTGACACTAAAGTTTATAACGAACAAGATTACAGCGCAGATAGCGGCGATGATCTTAGTGATTATGAAATTATGGGTGGTGGTGGCACCGACTTCATGTGTAACTGGGAGTATATGAAAGAAAACGACATTATTCCTAAAAAGTTTATCATGTTCACAGACGGTTATGCTTGGGATAGTTGGGGTGATGACAATTACTGCGATACTATTTTTGTGCTACATTCACACCATGACAAAAACGTACAAGCACCATTTGGTATAACTGCACACTATGAAGAACATGCTGCATAGAAAAGATCCAAATCCATTAAACGTTTTCAACGTGAGGCAGGTAAAATCAGCACCACCTCACTTTGAATATATTAATTTACCCTATACTTACAATATGGAGCAAAGTATTGCTAAGTGGATTAAAAAGAACTGTAAGAAAAGGTTCTATTTAAGCCGTAATGTAACACTAGACGACCAAAGAAAAATGGTTAATGTTGTTACAGTAGGGTTTGAAGAGAACAAAGACATGAGTTATTTCATGTTGGCGTGTCCACATTTGAAATATAATTAAATAAAGTACGCATATATATAACGTAAGGAGTTTAAAAATATGAGCGACGAGAAAAAAGTTTCCGAAGCAACAGCCGCACCAGAGGCTGCAACTGCACCTGAAGCACCTACACAACAAGGTCCGGATTTAACTGTACAAGATTTGCAGAACTTAAAATCAATTATTGATGTTGCAAGTCAGCGTGGTGCATTTAAACCGAATGAAATGATGACGGTTGGTCAAACATACGCAAAACTAGAAACATTCCTAGATGCAGTAGCCAAGGCACAGCCACAACAAGGAGCGTAATATGGCACTAAAACATGTCGGTAGAATTGCCGCAAATAGAAGAAAAGTTGTAGTTGCATATCGCGTAGTTCCAGATGAACCAGAGAACTGCGTAGTTATCACTACAGAAAATTTATCAGCAGACGAACACGATGCTCTAATGAGAGCTGTTGAATCTGCCGCTGGACAAGAAGCAGAAGAATTTGCAGTAGCAATGGCTCGTGCATACTTGCCCGACGGACGCAACATGCTTGCAGGCTTCCATACAACAGGTAAGATGCGCAAAGTTCCTACAGCAGACGTAGAAATGACACCTAACGCAAATACTACTATTAAACTCTCTGAGCTTAACGAAGTAATTGCACAACAGAAAGGTGTTACTGTAGGCGATTTAGCAATGCGTACAACACCGTCAATTGCTCCAGCACCGGAAGGTGCAGTAGATGCGGCTGCGTTGTATACAGAAGAAACAGCACCAGTTGCAGCCAGTGATGGTGTACTTACAGACGAGCAGTTGGCCGCACAGTATCGTTCACAAGCAGATGCACTTTTTAAGGAAGCAAAGGCCTTAAGAGAACAAGCAGAAGAACTTGTTCCTACTAAGAAGAAAACGAAGAAAACAGAAGAAAGTGTCTAAAAGTGGTCGTTTTCCCCCCGAAGTAGTAAGACACTGGCCAGAGGTATTTAAGGATGTAGAGATACAGACTATTCCTGTTGAATATCTAGTTTCCGTCCGTGTTGAATTTAAGGACGGAAAAATGTGGGAAATTGATTTAGAAAAGACTGCTAAGGCTAGTAACGAAGATTTAGAAACTAGTCTTGCTACCTTTTTCGATGAATATAGTGAGCATATTGCTAATATAGACTTCAGATTAGATACACAAAAAGTTATAAAAGATGTTAAGAATCGAACTCGGCAGTTTTTGAAGAAACGTAAGTAAGAGATAAATATATATAACAGAACATTTCAGGAGTTCAAAGGATGGCCCTTAGATTAAGACGCGGTACAGATGCACAAAGAGCATTAATTACGCCTGCCGAAGGCGAACTAGTATATATTACAGACACTAACGAAATTTATGTTGGTGATGGAACAACAGTTGGTGGTGTTAGAATTACCGGCGAAGTTGTTAATGAACTAGGTCAATTAAACGATGTAGATGCTGCATTACCGCAAGACGGTGACGTTCTTCAGTACGATAGTCCAACAGGAGACTGGGTTGCTGGTGAACTTCCTTTGGTTGATCTTTCTGATGTTAATGCGCTTGGAATTCTTGACGGTCAAGTTCTAGTATGGGATGCTACTGCACAAGCGTTTGTCCCGGCAAACTATCCACTAGCAGATACTTTTGACGGTGAACTTACTGGTAGTGTATTTGGCGACGACTCTAGTTTACTTGTAGATGGCGTTAATAATCTAGTTATTGGCGTTGTTAATAACGTACAAACACAAACAGAATACTTACTTGTACAATCCGACGGTGTTATACAACCAACACTAGCAACTTTTAATACACTAACTCCGGGCAGCAACGGTTCAAATATAGACTTTTTTGCAGCAAGAGATTCACTTACTGCTCCAAATCCAGTACAGCCGGGCGACACTATTATTGACTTGGTTGGTGCTGGCTGGACAGGTACTGACCATTCAACTACAGCAGTTATTAAACTAGCAGTTGACAAGTATACCACTGTAAGCGACGGCGTTTCACCAGGTAGAATTATTTTCTTAACATTTGATGAATCCGGCGCTACAGGTATCAGCAATGTTATGGTGTTTAACAGACAAGGTAGACTAGGTATCAACTGCGACGATCCTCAAGAAAAACTTGATGTAAGAGGTAATGCTGTAGTTAGTGGCCAAGTTGATGCTGCAAGTTTTAGAGGTTCATTAGTAGCAGACGATTCGACTCCTATTGTTGATGCTATTGGTGGTACAATTACAGCACAAGGATTTGTACAATTTGGTAGTTATACAACTGCTGAGCGTGACGCAATTTCTGCAGCGAACGGGATGGTTGTTTATAATTCAAGCGATAATAGATTCCAAGGTTACCAAAACGGTGCTTGGATCAATATAGACGATGGTACTGCTGCTTAATACATAATTAATTATGTAATGACAGTATTGCATGTAGATCCTAAAAACAGTAATTTACACATTTTAAACGATGCACCCGCAAATCGCACTAATCTAGTTATTCATAATAACGATGATCGAAGTGTTTTAAAACTGCGGCGCAATTCTCTTGATAACGACCCCAACGATATAACTTCATACGGCGGAATATACTTTGAACGTCACGATGTTCAAGGTGTTTGGACCGAAAGTATGATTCTTGGCGGAGAAGATTATATACTTCTCGCAACTACAAACAACGGAATCATAGATGACGACAAATCAACTCTTACGTTTAGAAACGGTAAATTAGGTATAGGTACTACAGTACCAAAACACGAGTTAGATGTAAAAGGTACTATACACGGCACACTTTGTTTACCTGTGTTATCCGAAGAAGACTTAAAAAATACTGTTCCGCAAAATGGTATGATTGTAGTATCAGAAGATCATGGACTAATCATATACATAAACGAAAAATGGAAAAAGATTAGTATAGGAGAAGAAATTTGAGCTGGCCAATTGAAAAGATAGGTGAAATTGATTTAGAGCGTCTTATGAAAGAAATAGGACACATTGAGAAGCCAACTGAAGGTCCAAGACAGTTTCCTTTTCAAAAAAAGAAAGACGCAAATGATGCAGAAGAGTCAAAAGGCACAAATTTTGTTTTAAGAACAGACGAGTTTGATTACGACACACTAATATATTCTGATGACGAATTTCCTTATTTAAATTCTATTATTATAGAATACAAAATGCTCAGAACTAGAAAAATGTGGATGCATGAAAAATTTACATACGCATGGCATTTAGATAATAGTCCAAGAATACATATTCCACTGTATACCAATGAACACAATATGTGGATTATAAGAGACGGACACAACGACGAAACTGACTGTGTGTATCGTATTCCTGCTGACGGTGGTGTTTACTTAGTTGATACTACAGTACCGCATACATTCCTTAATGCTAATGCAGATCCGTTTTTACGCACTCATATAGTTGGTGCAACAACTATAACAACAGATACTATACCGTTACCAAAGAATCATTCTTAAGAGGGTCACCAATAGTCATACCGGTTACTCTATGATCTGGATGTACCCATTGTAAGATTGAATTACTAGACATAATTTGTTTTATTAGTTCTAGTTTTTGCTTTTCATTTATTGTTTTATTGCTTCTAGTATATTCAAACTTGAAGTTTTCTAAAAAATAATCTTCGTCTACTTTGCTATCAAACTCTTTTCTAGACTGTTCACTTTCCCAAATTTGAAACAAAGTGAATTCGTTACCTTCTATTACTTTGGCTCTTAAAAGCAGTATTCCTTGCTTTTTTGCCCATTTGTATGTACTTACGTATGTTTTCCAAAAATCTTCACCTTGTAAAAAAGTTTGAAATCTTTTCTGTTTGTTTGTTAAATAATCTTGAAAGAAATCACCGTATTTGGTTTCAAACGTTGTTAAGTAATATTCTTTCATTTTCTTTTTCCAGTTTACGCAATATTAGTTTTTCTTGTTGCTTAATACGTTTATCGCCAGTTAATCCTAATTCTTTTACAAGATTGTGCAAATTTTTCCAACGCTCATATCTTACTCTATAAGTAAGTTCACCGTCTTTGGTCCAACTACGCCATAATTGTACTTCGCCGTGCCATAGGTTTTTATCTTCAAATATTTCTGTATCAGGCATAAGCATTGCAATATTACATCTAACTTCAACATAGTCTTTGTAAGGAACTGACTGTCTTAGCAGCTCTAATGTTTCTTCATAGTCTTCTTCTGTTTCTGTAGGATAACCTACTATAAGAAGATATAACATATTAATTTTGCGTTTACCAAGGGCATGTACACTTTCGTACATATCCTTATTAGTAAACTTCTTTTTCATATGCCAGCGTACAGCATCGCTGCCGCTTTCAATTCCTATCCAAAGTCCTTTGCAACCGCTTGCTGCTAGATTATCCCAATCTTCTTCAGTCATACCACTACGGAAAATAAACTGACCTCTCCATTCTATAGGCAGTTTGGCCTTTGCAAGTGTTTTACAAAACACTCTAAATTCTTTCAAAGAACCATTTACTAAACTATCACTAAAATGGAAATGCTTAATACCATATGTATAATACTGATGAATAATTTCATTAGCAACTTCTTCACCTGGGCGATAACGGTACTTTTTCCAATTTGCGTGTACGTCACAAAAAGTACATTGTCTTACACAGCCCCTACTTCCCGTAACAACAAGAGTAGGTTTAGAATACAAAGCAAAGTCAATATCACTATAATCCGGTATTGGAAGATTCGATAAATCATCCATTTGAGGAAATTCATATTTTTCACCTCTAAGTAATGCAGGTAATGCTTTGTCTCCTTCACCCTTAACAACATAGTCTGCTAAGTTTGCTTTTAACATATCTTCGCCAAAATGCATACTTATATCGCTAAGGTCACTATGATTATTAGTAATGCCTGCGCCACCTAAAATAATTTTAGTGTTAGGAAACTTTGTTCGAATAATTCTACAAAACAATCTAGTAAATATTTGACTGTTTAGTGTAAACACACTAGCACCAATGTAATCATAACCAACAAAACGCTCTGCGTATTCTTCAACAAAATCTGCATACTTTGGATTATAATTTTGTGCTGTTTCACACCAGTCAATAGCATCGTCACCAAACTCAGTTAGAAATGCATGATTCAAGTCAAAGCAAGTACTGTTAATTCCTTCTCTATTAAGAAGTCCTTTTAAAAATACTATACTAGGTGCAGGATGCCAGTAATTTTGACTAGGCATCGATACTAATGCTATTTTCATAATGTTTGCCAAGGTTGTAATAACGTTTTACGCCAAAAAAGCCGTTCAGTATCTTCAACAAGAGGTCCTCGATAGTGCATAGAAACTGAGTTGTCGATGATAACAATATCGCCCTTTTGATATTTATGTGTGTAAAAATACTTTTCATCTAACATAGATTCAAACCAATCACAAATTTCATCGTCTAATACTAAATCTCTATTAGGCTTTTCTATTGCCATTGTAAAACTAAATCTAGGAGCCGGCCAGCCTTCGGGATGTTGCAAACCAAAAACATTTCTGCCGCCAACTCTCATTGCTCCCCAATGAAAATTTTCTCTACCTGTAATAGGATGCTTTTTAATGAAAGGTCCCCAAAAAGGCTGACATCCACCTTTGTAACACTGTGTTAGAACTTTTAACGATCTTAAATATTCTTGCATGTCTTCTGATTGATCGTGAAACCATTTAGCAGTATTTAAAAAATGAATTTCATCATCAGAATGTGTAGTTATAGCATATAAAACCCTTAACGGAAATCTGTATTCAGGATGCCAAGCATTATCTGAGTGCCAAGGAAGACTAAGACCTCCAAATCTAGATTTACTCGACCATAATACTAACTCATCTTCATCTGTTGATTCAGAGTGCAGTTCGTATATATTTTCAGTCCATGGTGTAGAAACACTGCTACAAAAATCTAAAAACTCTTGTCTATTAAAATCAATGCCACGCTGAATCCAAAAGCCGTCCCATTGACACTTATTAAGAATCTCTTGTGGTGTATCTGAAATATGGGTCAACCCAGCTCTCCTCTATTTTTTCTGGTCTGCTAACTTTCATTGTAAAAAGTGCATTTTGTAAAAATTCTGTGTACTTATCTGTTGGATGTCCGTCCCAAGGTCTTCCTATGCAAAGTGTAATTTTTTCTTCTTCGCCTGGATCTAAACTATGAGGGTGGCTTCCGTCTAATACATAACTGTCATAACACTGTGGAACATAAATTTTGTTTCCATTTTTATCTAGAAAGAATAATTTATCAATTTTTCCATTAAGTACTAATCTATATTTGTGTTGTCTTGTTCCTACTTCTTCTGCTTTTGTATCTAAGTGTGTGTTTAGACCTAAGCCGGGTGCTGTACGCAACAAATTTAATCTGCCAACTGGTTCCATCCATGGGAATATTTTTTCTTCAAATATTTTTATACTTTTTTGTATGAATGGTTCAACATCTGTATAAACAAAATCACCTACAGTAGTATCGCCTGTTTCTTCTCTTTGACCTCTAAGTCCACCGCCATTGTATATAGGTAAAATTCGACATCCTCTAAAACTATTAGACTGATAAAACTCATCCGGTACTGTTAACAGTTCTTCTAAAATTGTTTGCTTTTCGTCCTGTGTAATGCCTATGTCAATAGCACAAAATGTAAAATCCATTCTACCACCTTCTTTCAACTGATTCCCAAGGTGCTGGTTCATCAAAAAGTTCAAACTTATTTCCTGTTTCATAAGTTTCTACTAGTTTGTGCCAAGGCACAACTGTCATGTGTGTTTTTAATATTAGACGTTCGGTAGGCATATCGTTAAAAACAGCATGAGGTCTATTAACATTTAAAAAGCAAGGATTAAAATATTCATGACGTGTTATTTCAGTTTCATTATCCTGAAACAATGCTATTTCAGTTTTTCCTTTTAATGGTATATTAAATGCACTTAATGCTAACAAGTTGTAATTAACATGCGGCATGAAATATCCACCTGGAGGTTGTCCTAAAAATGTAAATTTTATTACATGTTTAATTTGCTCCCAGTTAATGTATACTCCACTCTTATCAGCAATATTTTTTACACGTTCGTAAACCTCTCTCCAAAGATTCATATTACAATCATAGCACAAATGATGTACTATTTGGTCGTCTTGATCACGCTTAAGAACATCGTGTGATGCTTCAAATTTAGGCTTAACTTTTGTTTCGTAAAACTCTAGAAGTTCTAGTTTGTCTGCTTGAAAATCATCATATCCTTGTGTTTCTGCAAACCTATCTTCATATCTATAACGTAACTCTCTCATTTAAAACACCTTCTTATAGTCAAAAGATAGTCTATACAGCAATCTATCACCTTTTACTTCATTGCGTTTATGAATACTATGGAACTGATCCATGAACACAAAATCACCTGGTTTCCAATCATCGTGATGGTAAATGTACTTTTCTTGGAAAACATGATCTAACAGATATTGTTTGAGCCATTCTTGGTCGAGGGGTGTACCATCTTTGCGCCACATTTTTCTAATATAATGGAACGTAAAATACAAACCTTTTTCTCCAGTCCACGGATGTGTATATACTAGACTCTTGTTAACCCCATCTACAAAGTCAGGATGCTGTTCAAATATAACTAGCTCTTTGTCATCTTCTTCTAGATCGTAAAATGTATTGTTTTCAAATTTAAACAAACATTCTACATCATCTACTATTTCTTTGATATCATCAGGCAAGTCAATGTATGCTTGTCTGGTGTCACAGAAGCTCGTAACGCTGTCTACACCGGGTCTAACACAATATAGTGCTACACATGCTTCCATTCCGCTTGGACGTCCGTTGCCGTTGCTGTGCCAGTCTAGTTCTTTGTCTGCAAACAGTCCTGTTTTTTCACCATGTTCATCTCTTTCGTTAGTAACTCTAAATAAACCTGGTACTTTGTTGTGCATAAAAAATTGTTTTGGTTTCATACAACGACCAATTGTTTCGCAAACTTCTAACACTTTTTCATCTGTAAGATCTTGGTTACGTACAACAATAACATTATCTTTTGGTATGCGTCTGCCAAATTCTTTTATTTCGTCTTTGGTCATAGAATTAAAATTTAATTTATATTCTATACCTACTCCAGGTAACGAACGAACTACTTCCATTATAGAGTTATCTCCTTTTGTAAATCTGGTCTTAAATCATCATAGTGAAATCCTAGTATTGCAACTTTTCTTACATTACCAGCATCATTTGTTACAGTGTGTGACCACCCTGTGTTTACGAACCAAAGTTCCTTTGGTTTCATTTGAAACTCGTGTACGCCCTGCTTATCCTTAAACAAAAAAGTACTATTGTTTTCGTTCAAACATATTTGAGCACGGCATATGACGCTTGTATCAGCGTCTATGTGCCAATTAAGCGTATGTTCTGGCTGCATTTCACTTAGTCTGAATCTATAAACGTTATTGAAAAAACCTTTCATTTCTTCTTGTACTATTTCACTACCTGGTATCCATTTCTTATAAATGTACTCATCAACTGTGTAATGATTATTTGAAGAATTTCTCTGCAATATGACCTGTCTATAACTCTGTCCTACATTAAATACTTTTTCATAATTACAACTACGACTGATAGAATAGTCATCACTACCAATGTCACTGTGCGGGTTGTCAATTAAAAATTTGTTAAGATACTCATATGTTTCATCCGAAACTTCTCCTAGTTTTTTAAAAGTTACTAGTTGGTTTCTTTTCGGGCCTGTACCATTAACACGGTCTCTTCTTGTGCGTTCGACTAAACATTTTTCTGTCATAGTATTATCCTTCAAATTTTTCTCTCCATTCCTCAAGTGACATAGTATTATTTCTTGGAACTTCTCCTGTATAAATTATATTTTGCCAGCAATTTAAGTCATCACATTCTTTGCAAGTTTGCATCATTGTTGGAAGTAATTTCCAATTTGGACCTAACTTTTTTCTATATCTATCCAAAGATTTCCGACGTTTTAAGTCTTGCATAGAAATAAAATATGTATTAACTTCGTTTCCAAATAGGCTTAAATCTACGTTTTGCAAATAATTCATTTGTTCTTGTATAATATACATACTAGGGCTTTTCATAGTATCTCTATCAGGCAAAATTGGTCTTCTATATTCTGGAAGAATATACGATCTTGTTAACAAACGCCAGCATCCTTGATAAAATTCTTGTACAGTAGCAAACATTACAAGTTTGTCGTTGCGATCCATTAAAAACCACCAATTCGGAAATCTAGTTTTATAAATTTCAGGTATACGATCAAACCAATCTATATTACGTTGATCTCCGGCATAATTCATTTCTTTTATTCTTTTTAATTCAGAAAGAAATTCTTTTTCACCATATTCTTCAAGTGTTATAACTTTCACAGTGCATACTCCGTTTGTGCTATTTTATTTTTAATTTCCAGATACGGTAGTGTCATGTTTTATCATCCTTATAAAAGTTGCTGTTGGATCAAACTGCCACCAATCTCGGCCTAGTCTCCAGTTCCATCCTTGTTTGTGGTGATTTAAATGCCATCCCTCGCCAGCTGTTAAAATATTTCCAACCCAAGTATTTCTTGGTTGTGCATTTTTGTGCCCTAGAGTGTTTAATAAGCCATAACCATGAAATGCAAAAACTGTAGGTAATGCATAACCAAAAATTAAGAACAATGGATCAATAAGAAAAAACACTACAATAATTAATAAATTAATTTTAAAATAGTTTTTATAAAACCAGCGTACAGTATTGTCTTTTAAAACATCTCGCATATACTTGCGATCAATGCGGGTTGAATACCCCCAAGTATTCAAGTATATTGACCAAAAACCTTTAAAAGTATAACTATGAGGGTCTTTGTCAGTGTCACTATGTGCGTGATGCATACGATGTGCTCCTACCCAAGAAAGTACAGGGCCAGCGCCACTAAACATACCTAATAAATTAACAATATAAGGATACCACTTGCCAGTTGAAAAAGAACGGTGTGAGTAATATCTGTGATAGCCGCCACTAATAGCAACAATAGCAACTACGTACCACCAAACAAATCCAGCAAGAAACATCCACCACTCACCGTAAATGAAGGCCGGAATAAGTAGTAAATGACAAAATGCATGATTAACTAATAATTTGGTTGTATTTTCCATATGTTTACCGTCTATAAAATATTTAGTTACCCAAACAAGTGTTTAGCCACTGTTTCGACACTTTCCTCAGTTAGTGTGATGTTTCCTACAACAAAATAGAAAGGAGTTTCTGATGTGTTGAATAGGGTATGCATTTTAGCAGTATCAATAAAATACATTGTTCCATTCTTAAATTCCATTCTTTTATCTTCTAGTAAAAAGAAAGCAGCACGGGTGTTATAATTTAGCGGCAAAAAGATTCTGAAAGAATCAATGTTAGCATGCTTGTGATCTCGGTGTGGAGGAAAGAACCCTCCTGCGTTAAGTTTAATAACGTGGGTACGTCCTAACCATTTTTCGAAAGGATTTAGCCATTGTTCAAAATATGAATATATTGGAGTTTTTTTATTGAAGTCCCAATCGTGTAGAGCAATACCTGTTTCATTATAATATTCGTACAAGGAGTCAAGATCAGGTCTTCCTGACAAACCTCCGTCTAAACTAGTAATACTTAATCCGTATCGATCATTCTTTTTACGTGGGTTGTACTGAACCCACTCAAATTTTTCTTCTAGTTCTTCAATAATATTGTCTACATTGTATTCAAGCCTTAGAGGATAATAATCTCCAAATCTTGTTAATGCAGAATATAGTGTAGAATTTTCATACATCTATTTGCCTTCCAAAATTTTACCTACAATAATTAAATTATCTGTATCATCTTCTGCTAAAACTCTAATGTTTTTAGGCAGTTGCTCTCTAAATTCTTTTAGAGAACCTACACCATTAGTATGCAACTCGTTTGGATTATTATTTGATTCAAAAACAACATATGTGCCTGGCTGGAACCAAGGCATTATTTGCCAATCCTTCATTGGCGGCATGTGTTCACAAATTGTATTAATAAACACTCCAGCATCTTTATATCTTGAAGCATCTTTGGTCCATGCATTGTCGTGTATAAAATCAACATTATTAAGATCTGTAAAAATGTCTTTTTCAAGATATTTTGTTAAATCATCATCAAGGTCTAATAATGTCACCCGCTTTGCATTGGATGCTAAATCTAATATAAATTTAGAACTTGACTTTGCACCAAAAACTACAACTTCAGTTTCATTATTAATTTCAAAACCCTTAATTTTAGAAAGTAGTTTATTTCTTTTATTTTCGCTGTCTTGTTTTTGTCTTATTATATAATTTGGTGTTCCATCAGGAATTGGTAACATTCCTACAATAGTATATCTATCTCCAAATGATTCTCGTATTTCGTCATCATAGAGAATGATTAAGTTTGATGGTAACTGATTTTTAAAATCTTCTAGTGATTTAGCAGCATTTGTATGCCCGTCTTTTTTTATATTGTTAGACTGAAATGCAACATAAGTTCCGGGTTTCATTTTTTTCCAAAAAGGCCAATATTTCATTGGCGGCATGTGTTCACATGCTGTATTAATTATAACGTGACTTTCTTCTAACCGTTTTAAATTACTTTTGCTAAACGCATCACCAAAAATATAATCTATGTTTTTATAATTGGACAACACTTGATTTCTAACATTCCGTAGTACAAGATTATTACTATCAATTAATGTTATATCTTTTACCTTTTCTGATAGAAATGATGCTACTAAACTTCCATTCCAGCCACCAAACACTGTTACGTTAGTTACGCCTCTGTCTAAAATCTTATTTTTTTCTAAAAACGATACAAGTCTTTGTTTAGATCTAAAATGGTTATTTCTAAAAGAATCTGTTATCATTGCAGGAACAAGATCTGGAGTTACAATATCATGTTCTGGATTAAATATTCTTCCGACAAGAGTAAATCGAGTTCCTCTTTCATCTTCTAGTTCATCTTGTAATAAAACTTCTGCATGCTCTGGCAACTGATCTTTAAAATCTTCAATAGTTTTAACGCAATTGATATGACCTTCAATTCCGTACATGTTATTTGACTGAAATGCAAAATAAGTGTCATGCCTTAACTTTGACCAGAAAGGCCAATCTTTCATTGGAGGCATATGTTCACAAGATGTGTTTATAAAAAGGTTTGCTTTTTCATATTTTTTACGATATTCGCCAAACACATTACCATTAACAAGCTCGACTTTTTCGTTGTTTGCCCAAAACTTGTTTTTTGCAATACGTATTACATCTTCATCTTGATCAATACCAACTATACTTTTTACTTTCTTCTTTGTTAGCATGGGTATAATAACACTTCCATACCAACAACCAAAGATAACTGCATTTACAGGTTTATCAAATACTCCAATTTGATCGAGTAATCCAACAAGTTTTTCTTTTGCAGCATATTGATTTCTACTGAAAGAGTCTTTAATATCTTCTGACCTTTCTTCGTTGTCTCTCATCGCTGTTAAGATAGATCTTAAGAAAAATAAGTCAACATCCGTCGTTTTAGGTTGTAAACTAAAAACATTTTCTAAAAATCCTAAATCGTCACGTTCAATCATAGTTTCACTTCTTTACAATATAGTCGCCAATAACAAGCCAATCTAATCCACACTTATTAAAAGTGTTTATAGCATCTTCCGGAGTTTCTACAATAGGCTCTTGACAGTTAAAACTGGTATTGAGTAACATAGGAATGCCTGTTAGTTTATAAAATTCATTAATTAGGTCATAATAGCGTTCATTAAACTCTCTTGTAACAGTTTGTATACGTGCTGTACCGTCTACGTGTGTAACACCAGGAATCTTATCACTAATAACAGGCATAATACGGCTCATATACGGACTTGTTTGGTTAGTGTCAAAGTATTCTTCGTAATGCTCTTCTAAAACAGAAGGAGCAAAAGGACGAAAGTCTTCACGCAGTTTAATCTTACTATTGATAATGTCTTTTATATCAGGATTTCTTGGGTCTGCTAAAATACTTCTGTTACCTAATGCACGATTACCACTTTCAGACTTACCTTGATGCCATCCTACAATCTTTCCGTTAGCAATTCCGTTGGCAACATGTACAACAAGTTTATCAAATGGTAATTTTTCAAAGTTTAGTCCTTGAAAAATGCTAGTATCTACTTCATATTCTTGCCCAGCATAAACTGTCGGAACATGAATGTTCTTATTAAGAATGTAATCAGCATGCATGTATGTTCCAATTGCTTGGCCTTCGTCTCCTGCTGCTGGTGGTACATGTACGTTCGTATAATGCTTTGTAAACTCTTCATTCATATAGCCGTTATATGCAACGCCTCCTGCAATACAAAGACTATCGCAAGTTTTTAACGGATATACATGTTTTTTAACTAGTTCTTCTGTTACAAGTTGTAATGTAAATGCTACATCTTCTTTAGGAATACGTTCTAGTATTTTTTTAGAGCCGTCTGGAAGTCTATGGTTAGGGTTATCTAAATACTGATTAATCATATCATGTATTTCTGCGTTATATCCGCCATATGCTGCCAATCCCATTGTCTTACCTGCGCCCAAGTATCCAAGCCCAATGTCTTGTGACAATCTATTCCAAAGTCCGCCAACTGACAGTTCTTTGTTTAAGTTAGTAATCTTACCATCTTTGTCAATAAAAATACAATTAAACTGCCAGCCTCTGCCGTCAATTGCTAAAATATCTGATTCTTCGTAGCCGGAACTTAAAAATGCATAAGCAGCATGTGACTGATGGTGATCAATATAATAATAAGAATCTGTTTGGTAATAATCCCATAGGTTTTCAGGCATAAAATCTAAGAAATCTTTGTCAGACATATTTTCTTCAATAAGGTCAATAACAAATTGTTGTCCTAAATTTGAAACTGTAAATGCAAAAATTTCATCTTTGCCTTGATTTTTATACTTTGGTAAGAATAGATTGGAAAAGAACTCTCTACTATAAGTAGGATCATGAGAGTTTTCTCTATTTAGGTTATGTTTTCTACGAGTATAGCGTTCGGCTTGATAGTGGAATTCACCGTCATAAGAATTATGGTCATGTATATTTACTGCTACCGAGTAAATTTTCTTCATACTACCGCCTCTTCAACAACATCAATCTTTTCAAGTATCTTATTAACAATAATATCCGGACGTCTTGGAATCTCGTCCATACAAACTTTGCAGTATTCTTCAAATTCAAACAAATCAAAGTTCATCATTTTGTCAATATTTTCTTTTGTAACATCAAATTCTCTCGAGCCATTAATTGCCTTACGGCTACAATGTCTAATCTTTTTAATTTCAAAGTCAACTACTGGTACTAGTGGAAACTTAGCACAAATTCTTCTGTTAAGTTCAGGTGCTTGTACAAGTGTATGATCTTTGAAGAACTTCGGAGAACGTGAATTATATTCTTTAAATTCTGTATTTTTATGATCTACTACAGACAAATCAAAGTTTTCTCTGTATTTGAAGTAATTTGGTGTTTTGATAATCAAGTTGTAATTATTTTTATCGTTTTCTTCAAAGAAATCATAATTACCTAGTTTTTCGATTCTGTCTTCATAAAAATCAAGAACCAGATGTTCAATATAGATAATGTCCGGATCTTCTAATATGTGCGGATAAAACTTTCTTACAAGAGAATTGGAAAGAACCTGTACTATAAGATTAGGATATTTCTTAATCTCAGCAATAACCTCATCTAGGTTTTTAATCAAACCTGGTTCGCCACCAAGCAAACAAATTCTAGTCTTATACGGACTTAGATACTTGACTGTATTTCTTACAAAATCCATATCAACATCTAAGTTACGCATTTCAAGTGTCCATGCTGTGCAATAATGACAATTCTTATTGCAGGACTTTGACAAATAAAAGTCTACTGTTAAGTATTCTGATCCTTTAAGATCTGCTAGTGTAATCATGTTTGTGGTCCTGCTCTTCTTGTTTTTGTTTTTGTAGTATCGTTTGGATTTATCCAAGTATCTTTTCTTATAATGTCTTCTGGATCTTCTCTGCGTCTACAAGTGTTAATGCATGCAGGAGGTCCTTGATTTTTTGTTAACCTTTTTGCAAACTTGCGCCATTCTTTTGTATTCATAATATCTTCTAAGCGTTCGTAATCTTTTATATTACTTACTGCTAAAAGTTTTTTAAATGACGGATCGTTCAACGTATCAGGATCGTCGCAATAACAACAAGGAATTAATTCTCCTGTATTAGTAATTGACAAAGGAAAATCACCGTAAAAACACATTGGATCTAAAATTACTTTTTCTTCACTCATTTTGTTGACATCCTATATTTTGGGTTTTTTGGAATTAACGGATCATCGTCGTTGAGCCATCTCGAACTTTGTAAAAGATAAAAGTTAACACCTGCTTCTTTTGCTAATTCAATTGCCTGATCTATATGATCTTCATTGTAACTGAATATGATATATTGCCAAGTTGGTTTTCTTTTCAGATACTTTGTTGACTCTTTCATAATATCGTATAACTTTTTTCCGTCTTGGTTTACACGATAGATATGGCTTTCTTCTGGAAGGCCATCTATTGAAAATACCCAATGAGCATTTGGATTTGCTTCAAATGCTTCAATATACCATCTTTTAGGTTTTTGTGATGATCCGTTATGTATTTCACAGGAAACCTTGTCTCGACACATTTTTAAATACTCAATAAACTTAGGATGGTGTACTGGATCTGAGTATTGTCCTTCAAAGTCTATGTGATTCATAAAACGCAAAACTTTTTTAAAATTTTCCATACTAAGATCGTCGCCGGGTACTGTAAGCCCTTTATCCTTAAACAAGTATTGTCTAGGACATCTCGGACATTCTAACGAACAACGATGTGTAATATCTATATTAACCGATCTTCGTGCAAAAAACTTTTGAATAGATTTATTCATTGATAGTCACTCTTATGTTTTTGGGGAAACTAGGAAATCTCCAAAGCTCGTCAGGATCTCCGTTACGCAAAGGTTCCCATATATCTTTGTTTAACGTTTCGGCATGTAGTTGTCGATCTACTCCGACATTCTCATACCCAACTCCAACTAATAATTTAATATTACGGGTTGATTTTGTAATTTCTCTTACTTCATCTTGTTCATATGCTGAACAAACTCCTGTTCTATAACCTAGCAGTGCAGAAGTTAGTGTTAGTTGTCCAACTGATATGCCAATTGAAAAATTTCTTTGTTCTTCGTATGTCCGCATCGGCGAAGTACTACGATTTTTTTGCGCTCTTAAGTGAGTGCCTCCGCGGGCTTGACCGTCATCTTCTATATACACAAATAATGCATTTGCTAGTATCTGAGAGTTATGTATTGCCTTATCTTTTGCTATAAGTTTTCCATCTACTGCATACATTTCGTTAAGATGATCTCTATTACGCATAGTAAACTTTTTAGTAGTGTTGTATATACTTCTTATGATATCTTGATCTGTGTAAACTTTTAACTGATAGTGTGTTTCGTTTTGTTTCGATGGGCAGTTAGTCGCAGCATAAATTAGAGTTTGTAGATCGTCACTAGGAATTGACTTGGATAAGTCATAGTTTCTTTGAGCTCTTTGAGCTATATCAACTGCACTTTTTATTGTATCTTTCATCGAATACCTCTACTATTAATATTATTATACGCTCTAAAAAAGAGTTTGTCAAGAATTATGAACGAACAAAATTAACAATTCGATCATAGTCCGGCCGTAGATCGTTTTTAAGAACATGAGCCATTGTTGGATCTTCTTGCCTGTACAACTCTCCCTTACCAACAGTCATTAATATTAATGGAGGTTTTTTCAAGAAAGGTAGTTCTGTCCATGTCGACATGTTTTTTGAAAAACATCCTGTAAAAGATACATCAATATCATTTTCAAGGCACAATGCACTAAATGTATCACAAAATAGCCCCACTTCAAAAGCAGCTGAAGCATATAAATTATCAACTGCTTTAGGATCTGTTGCTTCGTACTTGTGTCCTCTTTTTATTAGGTATTGTTGAAATCTATTTGGCTTGTCTTCTAATCTTAATGTAGGAATGATTAAATAAGAACAATTTAGAATATTATGATAGTTAGGTAAATTTTCACTATAACGTTCGTTAAGAGGATCCGGAACGCCGTCGTGGTTACCTTCGTTTTGAGCTGCATTAAGATACACTGCTTCTTTATATTTCTGATGTTCAGGCTTATTACCTATAACATGGACCATATAAGGCATAAAATTATTTTTAGAAGGTGTTACACGCCAAGTTCTTTGTAAAAGACTGTTTATCAACGATTCTGGTATTTTGGCGTTTTTGTCATATCTTCTAACATATCTTCTTTTTTGTAGTATTTCGTCTATGCTCATAATTATCCCCTGTGTAGTACTTATGTTATTTCTCAATGTCTAATCCTAACTTCGATACTGTCGTTGGTATCTAGTAACTTTTCTGTAATTAAGTTACTACCACACATTTCCCAACATGTTCTAGGTGCAGAATTTGGACTGTTTACTATCATATCATAAAATTCTGTCCATTCCTTACTGTTAAATATGTCTTCTATGTCATTATTATTATTAATATGCAAATGCTCTTCAAAGAAATTACGCACCCATACTTCAGTTCTTTTTAAATTGTCGTCAAACCAACAACAAGGAGTGAAATATCCTTGAGATGATAAGCAAATTTGTTGTTCTGAATTGATACATTTTGGATCAAGTACACGCTTAGGACGAGAAAGAGGCTTTTTATTTCTCTTAGCCTGTTTTTCTAACCGCCTTTGATTTTTTGTTAATTTTCTTTCTTCTTTCCCCATTTTATATCCTTTGATCAACATTATACTTTGGATTTTTTGGTAAAAGATCTTTTGGAACATCTCTTGACGATATAATAACATCAACTTTTAAGTCATGTTCTTTTGCTTTCGTCATACACTCTTCAAGATAATTTTCATTAAAACTAAAAACAATTATCTGCCATACAGGATCTAATCCTAAATCTTTTGCTAAACACATCATTTTAAACAAATGCTCGCCGTCTTGGTTTATCCTATGCAGATGACTTAGATGCGGCGGACCGTCAATTCCAAATATCCATTCAGCCTTCGGATTTGCCTTGAATGCTCTTGTATACCAATCTTTTGAACGAGATGATGCAGCAGTTGCTACCTTGCACCACGTGTCTGTTTCATAACATATCTCTAATAATTCAATAAAATGTTTTCCGTATATTGGATCTGAAAGTTGTCCGCACCAATTAATTTTTCGAAAATATTTTATAATTTTTCTGAATTGGTCCGGTGTTAGATCATCTCCAGGTATTTTAGTTTTCCATCCATGCTTATTTAAATAAGATACACGCTTGCAAGAAGGACAGGCCAAAGTACAACGAGGAGTGTTTTCGATATTTAAAACTTTATTACGAAAGTTTCTATTTTTAAATTCTTCTTGCATATTATTCAACAAATTTTACTATTTCATGGTAATCTGGTTTTAAATCATCACCAGGTTTTCCGAACAGATGAAATTTTTCGATAGTTTCAGTTCGGTACCACTCTTTATAACCTACCGTCATCATTAAAAGAACTTTCCTTTCTACAAAAGGTATGTTTTTCCATCGAGAAACCTTACGAGGAAAATTAAGCGTATACGATGTATCAATACCTTTGTCTATACAAAGAGCTCTAAATGTATTGCTAAATATTCCACATTCTACAGAAATTGCCGGAACACTATCTTCAAGTCCTTCTTCAAAAAACGGATCATAATATATTCCTTTAGCCAACATTTCTTTTTGGAATTCATTAGGCTTAGTGTTTAAACGTAATGTAAAAATAAGCAAATGTGAACAAGTAAGTATATTTTTATAATTTTGTCCTTTACGGTTTCCCTTGTTTACATCTTCCTTTGGATTACTTTGATTTTGTTCGTCTTCATTAAATGAACACAAACGAAAAATCTCATCTTTGTATTCTTGATGTTTAGGACCTAAAACAAAAACACTGTATGGCATAACCTGATTTTTAGCAGGAGTTACCTTCCAAGTGCGTTGTAATAATTCATCAATAACGCTATCAGACGGTACTTTACTAGTATCGTACTTCATGACATGGCGATGTTTTTCTAAAATTTCATCTACTTGTCTATCTGGCATTTCTTTTCTCTTAATCGTATATTGACTCTTTTACTTTATTAATTACTGTATTAACTTCCTCATCTGTTAACCAAGCATGAATAGGCAAAGACAAAATAGTATCAGAAACTAATTTAGAATTAACACAGTCATCTTTTCGATAATTTGTGTTATCATACATTGAATTAGCCGACAACGGTCTTTCATAATGGATAGAAGCATTTAATGCTGTCTTAACACGTTTACGTGTATCTTTGTTTTTAAAACGTAGTGTATACTTGTGGTAATTATGATTTAACCCGTTAGTAGACTTTTGTGTATACACTGGTAGATCTTTAAATGCTTCATTATACTTGTAAGCAATTTTTTGTCGTTTTTCTTGATTAACTTCCATACTGCTTAATCTATGATTAATAATTTGTGCATTAAGTACGTACATACGGCTATTAAATCCTAATACATCAAATGTCTTATCCTTGCCATGACGTCTAATCATTTTTAGTTTTTTAGCAATTTCGTCATTGTCTGTCAGTACTACGCCGCCTCCGTTAATTCCAGCAATAACTTTATTACTATTAAAACTGTAAACGCTACAATCGCCGATAGTTCCTGCTGCAACTCCTTGTAGTGTACTACCTAAACTTTGTGCAGCATCTTCAATAAATAGAATACCTTTTTCCTTGCAAAAGTTTTGTATGTTTGTTGTATCAACCATATTACCAAACAAGTGTACATATACGATGGCTTTTGTTTTTTCGCTGTACATACGTTTGATACTTTCAAACGACATTTGATAAGAGTCTAGATCAATATCACAAAATACAGGTGTTGCACCTACCATGTCAACACAAGACGCAGACGAAATCCAAGAAAAGTCTGTTACTAATACTTCGTCGCCCGGGCCGATGCCATGTGCTAATAGAGCAAAATGTAATGCATCAGTAGCACTTGCTACACTAACGCAATGTTTACGTCCAATTTTTATTGCGAACAACCCTTCAAATTCTTCATTATTTTCATAATTCATTTGACTCATAAAATTATCAAATAATTCTAAGTAGGTTTCTTTATTTTCTTTGTATTCTCTATCCCATGCATCGTAAGATATCATTTTAGTTCCTCTTATGTTAAATTTTTAACTGCATTTAATATTTCAGTAACATCTGGCTCAGTTATATCACGCTTCCAGTAAACACTGCCACCGTCTTGTATAGTTTTGTCTCGCAAATAAATTACATCCTTATCAAAATACTTGCATTCTTGAAAAATCCTAGGTGCAGGATCGAATGTATCTTTTGTATAAACATATGTTTCAAACATACTCATTAGACTTTCTACCGGCACATAGATATTGTTATTATCTATATTAACATAGTCTGCTTTGTATGTCAATATACCATGATCAGGAAACTGATCTATTACCTTTTCAATAGTTGCATAATACTTGTCGTTTGTTCCTAAAAACAAATGTTTAAATTTTATGTTATTAACGTGCGGCTTGTATATGCTAAAATTGATTGTCTTTTCAAAATGCTTTCCGACACCATTAACATAAACTTCTGTATCACATAAGTCAACAATGTTTTTCGGTGCGTAAAACTCTAATGCCATTGGATATTCTAATGGATGATTTTCTGAATATACAGCAATGACTTTATCTGCAAAAACACGTCTTAGTGTGTCTTGTTGTTCTAATCTATAAGAGCGAAAATCTTTCCAAGACAGGGTCATCATACTACGACCCATAATTAATGTTACGTCATCCTCTTCTGGAATAAAATCATCAAAAATAATATTTTCACAATGAATATATTTTTGATCGATAGATTTAATATATTCTTCTTTAGGATAGTGTCTATGACATACTATAATAACTTTTGAATCTACGCCAATAGAGTTTAGATAAGAACAGTATTCATAACTGTAGTATAATAATCCGTCTACTGGTTTACTCGTAACTACAATATTAATTGTCATTCTATCAACCTACTATCAAGTGCTTCTGGATCGTCTTCTACAGCACCACTACACATCTGCTTACAAATTAGAGGAGCCTTTGTATTGTCATTTTCTAACATTTCAAAAAAATTAACCCAAACTTCAGAATTTAGAATATCTTCGATAGTATCAAAATTATCAATATGCATTTCAGGTGTGAAAAACTTGGAAAGCCAGGTATCATTCCATGATACATTTGTCCAGCAACAAGGAGTCATATGTCCGGTGATTGCATACCCTAAGTCTCTACCATGTAGACATTTAGGATTTATTTTTTTATTACTCCGTAGAGGCTTTCCGAGTCTTGCGCCGACTCGCTCTTCCTTCATTTCTTTTTCCATCTCTTAGTGTGTTAATAAACAAAATCGATACTCCATATTTTCTTGCCATCAATTTTGCTTTTTTAATTTGAGGTCTGTTGTAGTCAAAAATAAGATATTGCCAAATAACTTCTCTAACTTTTTTCTTTGCTTGCAACATGATATTAAAAAGTTTTACACCATCCTGGTTTATTCGATATTGATGACTTTGCTCAGGAAGGCCGTCAATTCCAAACCACCAACTTGCTTCCGGATTTGCAAGAAACGCTTCCTGATACCATCTTTCCGGCTTTTGAGATGCTGCTGTATGTACTTCTGCTCTAATCCGCTTTTTATGACACATCTTTAACATATCAATAAAATTTGGATTAAATATTGGATCAGAAAAAGTTCCACAAAAACTAATTCTGCCACCATTAGCAAAGTGATCGCTTATCTTATCAAATTGCGCCAACGTAACATCTTTGCCAGGAACACGCTTTCCTGCCTTTCTAAAAATAGTACGCTGACATGCAGGACATTCTAGTGCGCACCTAGTACTAATATCAATATTAAGTGCCTTTCCGGTATGTATTGACATGTTAGAAACGTTTAACTTTAATATCTCGGCGTTTTGGCGTATTAATTTTAATTTCGTGTGTCTCCGGAATTAGATGCATATTTCCATAATGATCTTGAATTGTTTCTCCAGCATGGTCTCTAATGTCAATAATTTTTACTCGGCGTTTTTCATCACCTTTATGATTAACAGGAACCCAATCTGGATCATCTGGGCTTTTCACAGTTATGTTATGACCATTTGATGCACCTAGCGCCAATTCGTAATCGTCTGACTCCCAACGAGGACGATTTCTATTTGCCACTCCAATTCCTAAACCGTAGTATAATTTTTGTCTACCGGCTTTAACTTCTTCATAGATACCTAATTTCTTTTCCCATTCATAGTTATAATCAGGTCCTAAGTCAACAATCTTATTAGGTCCAGTACGCAGTCCCATTTTGTTAGCAGCTCTCATAACTAGACCCATTGCCATTCCAACTTGAATAATTGAGTTTTCCCAACGAGATGCGCCGAAATGGTCTTGGTCGGTTCCATCGTTATTACAATTATACATTGTTGACGGTTGCTTACATACAAAAATCATATACATTGGTGCATTCATTTGAGAATTACGCCAACATGCAGGAGGATTTCTAGTGTGTGTACTTCCCCATGCATATTGATATAATCCTTCAATGCTTTTTCTTTCGGTGGAATAATAAACATCATAATATCCTTCATACTGCTTAGAAGGAACATTTTGAGCAGTCCACAACAAATAATCTACAGCATCTTTAGGAATCGGTACACTATGCATCCAGTTACGCTGACAACGTTGCATATTGCGCATTACTTCTTGTTCGTCGTCCCATCCATATAATACATGTTTTGTTCTTGTTTCAAAATCTGTAATACCAGCATGGATTTCATCTCTTTCTGTTATTACACTTCCACGCATTGCTCGCTTCAATAATTCGATTGCTGTACTACAACGACCTACAGCACCTGCTTCAATCCCTTCAGTTTGTGCAAATAGAGTATCAATCTCATCTAGCAAGTAATCATAAGCCTGAAATTCTACATGATAAGATTTAAGTTGTAGTTGTCCTCTATGGAAAAACATACGAGAAAGATGATCCATTGGAGCATAAGTGCCGTCGTTTAAACAATAAACCAATGTTTTGATCAAATGTCCTACATCTCTAGTACACTTGTCATATTCCTTTGTTCGTTCAGGATAGTTTGTTCTTACCCATTGTGTTGTCTTTTCAGCAAGTGATGCCTGATGAGCTGTTAAGGTCTTTGCTGCCAGTTCACAAGGTTTCATAGGCTCTATGGTCCTTGTTTTACCAATAATATCAGTCATTGTTGTTCTCCATATCAGTTCTATTTATAGTGTTGTTGTAGTGATCTTTAAGCCATTTGAAATCATTTATTAGCCCCAAATCATTCCTCCGAGAAAGGCCAAACTCCATACCAGCAAGAGCACCTCGAATCGCATATTCACCAAACTCTCGATCTCCTCCAGCAGTCGTCCATGTATTAAGTCTTTCATCTGTTTCTCCGGATTCTTGTCTAACAATAATTTTGCTGCTTAATTTAGCACACTCTCTAAATGCACTTTTCCATGTGTTAAACGGATCTGTGTTAAATGCTGTAATATTTGATATTTCTTCTATAACTTTAAATTTAGGACTTATGCTAGTTGCTAAATCAATTACAGTTCTATCCATAGATTTAGTAAGTTTAGTAGGAAGTAATTTTACTCCTCCGTAACCATACACAAGATCGTTAATAGGATTTTTAGCATGCCAAACGTGTACTGTATCAAGATCCCACTCGGTAGGTTTATAACTGAAGTCAAAATCTTCTAAAATTTCTGCATCACCATCGACTACCCAAAACATCTTTGTCCAACACATTTCAGCGGCTTTGATGTGTGCATGCTTAATACCCTTTACTCCATTAACTCGCTTTGCTAACGGAAATCTTGAACGCAGGCGATTCCAGTTATCTTCTGCATTTGGCTCTTTATACGATATAAACACTATTTCAAACATAGTATTATTGTACTGCCTATCTTCATATATGTCAAGCGAAAAATTACCAGTAAGTCAAAACTGTCATTATATACGCATATAAATATAATGCATGACACGAGTAGTTCAATGGTACGTAGATGATCTTCCTAATCCACACATAAATAGACATTTGTCTAATTATTTTCCATGGTTACGTTTAAAAAACCACAGTGTGCTTAATGTTATCAAGGAAATGGACACTTTTAAGGGAGAACGTGATATAGGTCGATACAGTTTTCGATCCGATCCCGTATGGCACACTTGGGAAAATTTTACTAACGAAACTGAAATAAAATTTATAACTAGAGATGAAAACTCTTATAGTGACAGAGACATCAACATATTCCCTATACGCATTGTTGCAGGAGACGATGAGGTTTTTACCCATCCGGATCTATGTCCGTTTAATCATTTGCCGGACAGAACTATGGAGTTTTTGCATGCTCATCCAGACTGTGCCATAGTATTTCACGATCCGCACGAAGCAAAGGCAATTAGTTCAAGAGACTTTGTCACAATTCCTAGTTTAATTGTAAAAAGAAAACAGTATAAATTTTCTAATAAATTTGTGTTTTTAGATTCGCGTGTTAGAAGTGATACAGTGTATAGTAATTCTGTATATTCAATTCCTGACTGGCTAGTACTTTTAGGAACAAGCCACTGGTTACAATTTGTAACACACACTATGGATCACAATCATATAGATGAGATTGTTCGATTGTCAAAGAGAACACCACTTTTTAAACAGGGAAGATTTTTGTGTTATTCAGGAAGATTTCGACCAGCAAGATGGCTGTACTTGAATAGACTGTTAGAAGAAATAAATCAAAATCACGTATGGTTAAAAGTTTCGAAACCAGACGACATAAAAGACCACATTGATGAAATAAACGAAATAATGACCTATCAACGAAATTACCAAATTAGATATGATAGGAAAAGTTATTATCACGAAGAAGATAGACAAAAAATAATAAGTTTATATGACAAACTTCCAATAAACACCTTTCCAGAACCTATCCAAGAAGATAATATAAATTATCATTTCTTAAAATATTTTTGGCTTCCTAACCCAACACACTATTCTAGAGCATTCATAGATATAAGTTGCGAAACGTATAACGAACGTGAAGGGCCATACCATAACGATTTATTCATAACGGAAAAAATTTGTAAGCCTTTGCTTGCTAGAAGGCCTTTTATTTGTAGTGCAAATCCAGGGTTTTATGAAGAACTTAAAAGATTAGGATTTATTACTTTTGATAGATGGTGGGATGAGAGTTTTTCAAAAGACGGTAATATAAAAATTCATATTAATAAAATTATAAATGTTATTAAAAAAATAGATTCTATGAATGATATAGAATGTAAAAAGATGTGGCACGAAATGCAAGAAGTGCTAGATCATAATCAACAATTAATTTTATATTATTCAAAACAGGCTCCAAGATTTTGGATAACCGAACTTAAAAAAGCAAGATTTAAAAAATTAATTTAAAAATCCACTTACTTGTAGTGTATACTTAGGAACTAATCCTGCATTTCCGCTTAAATGCAAGTGTTGGCTATCCCAAATAAATCCTTCGCCTTGATTCCAGTGCGTACTTGTTTGCCAGTCGAAATTTTCATCTTGATAATTAATTAAATGGCCAGGAGCCCATTCTTCTAAGTATACGTTTGCACGTACTTTTGTTCTAGTATCATTAGGATATTGTTTATTAATTTGAAAAAATGTATCTCTATGGAGTGTAATAACATTACCCGGTGGTTGTAAAATAGAGCTAACTGTAATTACTTCCATACCTAATCTTTCGCCAAGCAAAGAATAATCTATATCTCCATCATCAAACCATAACTGCTGTATACGTGTATTATCTTCGTGGTAACTTTTTGGAAAGCCGCCAACTTTTTGGTGTATATCTTCTTGTTCACGTACTTGATAACTAATGCAACTACCATAGTGCTTACTATAATCAGCATTTAAAAACACACTAAAATCATAGTCTAACTTAATCTTTTTTATCATAGTTGCTCCATATATATTCTAACTCCGGAAACGTTTTATGACTGTCTTGTTTCCGTATATAGTCTAGTTGACTAGTTTGTTTACAAAACTCTGTTAAATGGTCTTCGCTCAATTGTTCTCCCATCATATAACTTATAGAGTTATTTATAGTGTTAGTTACGCTGAATAAATTATCTGCATAATTTTCACTCAACCATTTTAAATGATCTTTGAATTTTTTCTCTGCTTCTAATTTTAAATGATGTGGCAATGCTTTTATATTGTAAAAAGATGGAGTATGTAATATATTTAAAAATAAATCATTAGGTCCTACCCATCCTTTTTCACACCAATCTTTGTGTAAATCAGTAATAGTTAAAATATTTAAAATTTGTACTGTCGGAGTTATGTTAAATCTAACATGTGGAACTTCTTTTTTAACACGTACTATGTTTTCTTCTATTTTTGACCAAACGGTATCGTGTCTTAAAATTTCAGCACGTTCTCCATATGTATCAACACTTATACTACAGTGTATATTTGTAAATTTTTTCCATAATTCTAATATGTCTTTATCTTTGTAATATAATTGCAGGAAATTAGTGTTATACCTAATAAAAGTATTATACAGTTTTAATTCTTCTAATCTTTTAAGTATACGATAATGTTCTTCCATTATCATTGGTTCGCCGCCGGCAAAATACAATTCTTGTACGTGCGGCAAATACTCGTCTAACCTAGACAACAACTTAGCAACATCATCTACTGCGTGTATAATTGCATGCTTACTATCGCTACCAATATAACGATGGTTATCAAATTCCTTACTTAAACGTTTAGCATCATTAAACCATTTACTGCTAGAAAAATGTCCACACATACGACAACGCATATTACATATATTACTAAATCTTATATCTAAATAAGTTGGTTTGCTATCTAAACTTGTACCGTCCGGATATGTTGTTTCTAAAAGACCTTTTACACTATCGTGATATTTTACAATACTTGCTTTTCGCAAACTCCAGTTACTACTTCGTTCTTTGTCATAGCAACCTTCACAAGTATTAAGAGGCAAGTCTTTTAACAAACGCCGCCTTGCCTTCTTCATTGCATTACCGTTCCATATTTCATCAAGTGGCTTTTCGTTTATATTACCCATTGATGTTCCGAACGGTGCCATGCAGCACGGTTGCACATCTCCTAACGTATTAACATGAAGATGATTCCATAACAAAGGACAATAGTGCTTTGTAGACTCGTAAATTTCTTGAGGTGATTTATCCCAATCCATTTGCTTCTTTCCATATATTTGTAAGATTTCCTAATCTTACTTTAGGATGTTTAAAAATATTGTCCTGTAATACTTTTAAAAGATTAGAATATTCTGGATGTGTATTTTTCCAAATACACTTTTGTTCATAAACATCTTTAGGCCACGTACCCCAGTCGGTAACAAGGCTAAACGTAATACTCGAAGCATTTGGAAACAAGTTATCAACTAAACGAACATAACGGCGCATTTCTTTGTAGTTATCTACTTGTACTACAAACTCATAAACCATATAAAAGTTTGGATTTTGTTCTACTTGTTTATCAAGAAATTTACAGTTTTCTAAAAGTAATTCCCAATCGCCGCCAACTCTAGTTTTGTTTTCGTAAGTTTCTTTTGTACCTGCATCAAAACTTATAGCACATCGTCTTAAATTAGAATGAATCTTAGATATACGATTCCAATTTTTAGGTGTAAACATTACTCCGTTAGTTTGTAAATTTACTTCTAAGTTTGGAAAATCTTTTCCATCAATTTTAGAAAGCATATCTCTGTAAATTTTACTAGCAAAAGGATCGCCACTACCAGTAACATTAATACTAAAATTTCTATCTGTTGGCGTAGAAAAAAGCATATCATATAACTTATCGTTTACTTCTTTGCGTCTTTCATATAGAGGACCTTCAGTATACAATAGTTTATCTACACGACAACTAGGACATTTTAAATTGCAACTCTCGTCATTTGAAAAATTTATACTAGTAGGTAATTCAGCAGTAGTAGTTTTTGGAGTATCTTCATTAACATTAGGTAATAAGTCAGCCACTATAGAAGGACAAAAGTCATGCTGACAATATTTCCAATCTCCTGTAAATACTTGGTTACGCAATTCTTTTGCACGTTCACCGTTCCACATTTCTTCTAAACTATCTGTTAAAACATTTCCAATAGGATACGGCAACCAACTAGGACAACATAGCCATGCTTTTCCAAACATGTCTACTTCTAACCAAGTAAACAACTTAGGACAGTATCTTCCTTTTAAGTCTTTTTTATTATCAGACATGCCCTTTGTTTCTTTGATCCAAATAGGACCAAACAAAGGATCTACAGTTCTACCATCAGAAAGTTTACTGTAGGGTCTTGAACTTTCGCTCATCCATTTGCACCTTCTTCGATGTCTATGAGCTTTGTTAAATCACGGGTAGGATTATTGTAAACTGTTTTAAAAAACTTACTCTGGTTAGGCAACAAAGGATTAGGATCAATAGGAATATCTAAATTATTAATTAGATCATTTCCTAATGCTTGTATTTGTATAAGCAGTCCATCTTCTTTCTCTTTTTCATGTTGCCACATATCATTCAAATATTCAAAATCACGAACATTAACGTAATCCCAGTCAGAACACATTGTCATAAACAAACCTTGTCTTGCACCATAAATCGCCCATAGTCCGTTTTCAACATCTGCACCTACCATTGTCCAAATGTATAACATGTGCAAGCAACGCCAGTGGGCTTTTCTTACAAACTCTTCTTTTTCTAATTTTTTTCCTCGATCAAGGGCTAACTTTACACCTTCTCGAAAACCAGCTCGCCATGCTTGAAGAGGAGTAGCATTATTATAAACATCACTAAAACAACTATTTTGTTGTATATAATGTGCGTCCCAACAAAAGTCTACTTGTGCTTGTTTATTAGCAGGATCTGCATTTTCATGTGTTCTCATTCGTCGAACATATTCTTTAGGCCAACATTTAATCCCACCGTTGCCGTATATTAATCCGTTAATTACATTTTGACCACACCAACTAATTACTGAATTTTGTAAAATATCATTTTCATCTAATTTAATTTCTTGGTCTAAAAATCCGTCTCTAATTCTGTTATCACCGTCGATGGTAATAAAATGATCAGTTTCGCTCATTTCAGCACAAGCCTTGTGTGCAGCATCTGAACCTTTTATTCCATGTACACGTTTTGCCCACGGAACTTTTGAACACAAATCTGCATAGTTTTTTTCTGCGTTAGGTTCATCGTAGGACAGATAGATGATATCATGATCAACTGGACGGAATGTATTCATTTAACTGCTATTTTCCTTTTATAAGAAGAAAAGAATTTATTTGTAAAAATACTTACTCCTTTTCGAAGTTGTTTCTTTGAAAGTTGATGTTGAAGTTCGAATGTATCGTTGCATAAGGTACTACTATCAAAATTTAACTTAGAATAGATTTTATAAGGATTATTTTTCTCGGTCAATACAAAAAACAAATGTTGTCTAGTTTTCTTAACGTGATCTTTTAAGTTTTCATCAAGTTCAAACTTAATACTTTTATCACCTAGTACCAAAGTTAAATCTGTTGTTCCGCTATTAGGTTTTACTTCTAAGACATTTACATTTGCAAAACTTTCTTGTTCGTTTTGCTTAATACTATAATTTTTATTTTTAAAATCGTAGTATGCTGAATATTTGTCTAACCCGTAAATTCCTTTAAGAATAGGTTCTACAGTAGAAGTGTCTGTTTCAAAAAATGTCATATCTCCTTCTTCTTTACGAGGAGAAATTTTATGGATCTTTAATGTTTCTTCATCAAAATAAACATAATGTTTATTAGATTGCTCGCTGTCAACCTTTAGACGTTTTATTAAGTCAAGTAAATCACTCATCTTCAGAACTCTCTAGTTTATCTATAATATTTGCATTATCCAAAAAATCTTTTTCCGTATAATGAAAGATACCTTCTTGTTTATAGTTTCCAACATACAACTCAAGATCGTTTGTAAAATAAGAATTAACAGTGTGTTGCCATGACGAACGAGGCTGACGCCAGTTTTGTGCGTAAGGTTTCATATGCACAAAAGTAGAAACATCAGAATTTTTATTTGTAACCTTGTCTTCAATGTCTGCTACTTGTATAGCCATAGCAATAGCGACATCCATACTTAGACTTTCTTGTTTCATATTAGGACACAACAGTTCTTGGAAACTGTCAAAATCTTTAACAACACATTCTAAAAAAGAAAAGAAGTTATGACTAAACGGAGTTCTTTTAAAATAGTATAATGCAGAATATATGTTAGGCAATTTATTCTTTTCAAAAATTTCTCTGTAATAGAGAGAAGTTAATTTTTCATTTCGATAAGTTACTGGACTAGTTGTAAAAAATAAATCATAATTAGAATAAAAATCCCATAAATGATCAATGTTACGCATAACTAACATATCAGTATCCATAACAATAGTTTCTTTATACGGTGTTTGATAAAAGACTTTCCATCTGTTTTCAATTTTCCAAGTCTTGCCGTCTGCCATGTCTCCCCAACTAATTGGTAACACTTGATCAAAATATTCTCGCTGATTTGGAGTAACATAATCATCTGTAATTATAGAAACATTTACGTTGTTATGTTTCTTTAAACTCATGGCTAGAGCTGTTGCTTGTTCTACATAATCATGCTCTCCATTGTTTTGAGCTACTAATACAATTCCTCTATCCAATTTCTCTCTCCAAACTTGCTTTATTTAAAACGTGTACATTTAGTCCGGTAGAAGATAACATTGTGTATTCGCCTAAGTGATCTTTTTTTCCTACTAAAAATGTTAGTTTATCATCTTTAATATTTTCAAGAAAATCTTGATCTTTAGTATAATACATCTTGCCCGGCAATTGAGCAACATAATTTCCATTTGACAACATACTGTTTAGTGTGTGTATTGCAATACTAAATGCATAATCGTTTCTAAAATTAGGACTGTTCATATTATATAGATTATTATAGTAAAACCAATTTTCTCTAATATGGGTTACTAGCTCAAACAAACGTTCGGCCTTTTCGCTTTTTCTAAAATATATAACAGTAGCCCAGTAAAAGTCAATACTTGCATCTGCACAACGATTAAATTCTTTTACTTCTTGATGTCCAAGATATTGCGATTTTTTATACATCATAATATCATTTACACTTCCAAAACAATTATCTAAATTATTATTTGAAAAAATGTAATCTGTATCAAGAAGAATAGTTTCATCGTATGGTGTCAGTTCATATGCCTGGTCTCTGCCAGCATTTTTCCATTGAACTGTTTTTTTCGAAAGTGCTCCGTCAAAAATAATTCTATTATTAGCATGTAAGCCAGAAATCTTTTTTGCATTAATAATATGATCAAACACTTTATGATCATAATTCTTTTTCAAATAAGACTTGCTGTTTGTAATAATAGATACTGACGCACCTTTGCAGTATTGTTTTATTCTTTCTGCACAATGTACTGCTTGTTTTAAGTAATCGTTTGCACTATTGTTGTGTGCAATTAACAAATATCCTTTAGTCATAATCCACCAATTTTTCTACAGATCTCTTAGTTTTTAAGTTAGTAATTTTTGTAAAAAAGTTATTACTTGACTCAAAATACAAACTAAGGATATCATCGTAAAAAGATTGTAGATCGTCAACTTGAATTGGATTATCGTTATCATCGATTAATACTGCTGATGTTTGTTTTTTTAGAATAAGATCTACAAAAGACAACAGCGTTTTATCAATAGTAAACTGCCCACCGGCATGATAAAAAACTAAACTGTCAAAGTATTTTTCTTTAAGAAGACGTCTCTGATCTTCAAAAGTTCTTGTGTAGTTAGCGAACTGTAACGCCTTGGAAAGTTTTTCGTCCATTTGTCACTCCTTTTAGTCTCTTTAGTATATACTAAGTTAAAAATTCTGTCAACCAGAATTTTATAGACCGGCTGTTGTTGCACCAACTGGTAGTGCAGCCGTAGGAATAACAACTGAATCGTATACTGTTCCGTTAATTGTAACAGAACCGTCCGGTTGTAGTAATTCAATAGTGCTGTAAAAATCACCAAAAACTGGTTCATCAATACCCCATGTTGTATTGTTAGGAGCATTATCGTTAAATTCAACTTTGAATCTAATTTGTGTTGTGCTTACGTTTTGAGCATAAATTCTATAATCGTTTCTGGCATACGTTGCGCCGCCTGCCTTTGTATAGCAAAGTGTGTATGTTGTACCAATATTAAAATTACCTTTAGCAGTGCCGCTACCAACAGAATTGTTATTAATAGTTTCATAGGCTTTAAAACTGTTAACACCCATAGTAGACATTTGGTTCTGCCAATCAACTGTCTTTGCTTGCGCTCCTGAGTATACAACTCTAGCACTAAATCTTACCTGTCCGCCTGCATTAAAAAATTCTCGTCTACGCTGTGCAGAAGTAAACGTACAAGTAAAAATATGGTTAATTGTGCCATTCCAGTTGCCGCTAACTGAATTTAGTCTAGAACTTTCAATTTGTGTGCCGCCACTATCTTGTAGATCAACAACTTGTGCTTGTCCAACAGTGTCAATTTCAAATCGATCAGTTTCAATGTCTGACGCTAGTGTTTCCAAACCTTGCATGTATGCAAGTTCAACTTTATCTGTAGCACTAAGATTTGTATCATAATCACCAACAACAAATGGATCAACAGTTAAGGAACCGGTTCCTATTTGATGGGCTCGTAATCTTATCAAGTCAATGTATAGATCTTCGTATTGCTGGGCTGTAACTTTGTCTGTAAGTGCTAAATTTGTGTCATAATCACCTGTTACAGCAGTGGTGTTAAACGTCTGGCCATAGCCATAATCTGGTGTTGCCGTAACGGAAGACCCTAGAACCTTGTTTGTTAGGGCTCTAAGAGTGTTATAACGGGCTGCCGTAATTGGTGTAGTTGTAGCCATAAATCACTTCTCCATGATATTTATTTGTATATAATAACACAAAGGATACAAAAGAGCAAGAAGAAATTTACGCTAATGTGTGTTCATTGTAATAACTAGGTGCAGGAACCTCTACATAACTACCAATTGCTCGGTAATGTTGTACTGTACTTTCAAGTCTTCCATCTACATTGTTGTCAATAGCAGGATCTGTTACTACGTCATTAAACTCAATACGGAAAATAATTCTATTATTAGTATCTATTCTTGCTTTAATAGTATATAGGTTACCAGCATAGATACCGCTGTATGTGCCAGCTCCTACCTTTTGATAAATTATTTGTAGAGAACCGTTTAGATCGTAATTTCCGATAGCCGAACCTGAACCATCACCTGTTGAAATTGTTGAATCATAGTTGAACACAACTGTTCCAATTTCAGAACAAAGTGCAGCCCAGTCTAATCCTTTTGCTGTTGAAGCAAGTGTGTTAGATGCATTAAATCTTATTTGACCGCCTGTGTTAAAAAAATGTCTTCTAGCGTCTTCGTCAACAAATGTTACAGCAACTTCGTGATAAATTAAACCGTTCCAGTTTGCTGTTCTAACGCTATTAATTGCAGGCTCAACTGTTGCTTGACTTGTATGAACTATAAACTTGTCTGTTTCAATAGATGACATTAAGTCTTCAAAATCAGCAACGCCTTTTTTAGTTCCGTCCGGATCTGCTGTTTCGTTACCGTCATCGTCGACAAAGAAACTAGTATCTTCTGCAACTACGTTTAAATTTTGGATTACTTCTGCGATACTGATATCATTTGGTCCAACTTGGTGAACCCTTGCTTTTAACATATCAGTATAGATGTTATTTAGGTCTGATGCTTCGACAACATCGCTTCCGTCACTAGTAACATTTGCACTTGCAACTGTCTGTCCGTACCCATTTTGTCCGGCGCCATTACCTAAAATAAGCTCAATTCTTGATTGCAGGTTGTTAAACCTTGCTGAGTCTATGATAGCCATTTTACTTCCTTATGAGTGTTTATTATATACGTACTTATTTATACCTTGAGTACACACTCGATTAATTTTTCTTCTGGCTTGTCACTGGCCTCTAGTGCAATACCTACAATCGATCCTCCATTGATTGCTGTGCTGGCGCAGCCGTCTGCATCTACATACACTGCTTCGCCTTTGTTTACTGTACCTTTTACTCTTACAGGAACACGCCCTTTAAGTGCTATTGCTTGACCTTCGGCTTCTGAGTTCATTAAATAAGCCGGTTTGTCACTAATGACACCAATTGCATGGCTTCCTACTCCAGCACTTTCTGTTTCGTGTTCGCCATGTTCGCAAACAGCCATTACAGTACCAACTGGATATTCTTCATCTGTTGTGTATTTTTCTGCTAAGTCAGCATAACGTGCTTGAGTAGCAGTACCTTGGAATAGGTTTGCTGCTAGGTTACCTGTCGCATCACGTACAGCAACAGTATTATTAGATGCACTTACACTTGCAGAACGGAAATCTGTACCTACACGCAAGGTTGCTGCTTTAGTTGCTTCACCTACAAAACTATAAGCATACATATCTCTAAACGCTGTTCCGCTTGCACCTATGTCAAATGCATTATCGCTTGCAGCCTTAATACCTGTTGCATCAATAGTAAGAGCATGTGTTATTGCACCTGCGCCGTTGGTTGCTTTTAATTTAATAATACTGTTTGTTCCAGTAACATTTTGGATTACCGCATCATCGCCATCTTCGATTTTAATATGTAAATCTTGATCGTCACCAATTAATATACCAGCATCTGGAAATTCAACTGCTGAACTAAATGAAGGTGAACTAGATGTTAAGTAATTTGCTGCTGAAATGCCGCCTAGTTTATCAGCATTAGATGCTGTACCCCAGTAGTAAAAATCTTTTCCTGCTTCGCCTGCACTGTTTGTAACACCGTTATCTGCTGCCTTAGTCCACTTTAAGGTAGTACCTTTTTTGATTCTATCAAAACCTTGGCTTCTTACTGAAACTGACAGCGCATGTGTAGTACTTAGATCAAATTCATCGGGGCTAATAATGAAAATTATCGAGTCTTCAATTGTTGCTGCAATAATAATATGGGTAGCATCTGCGTTATCTCTAACTTCCAGGCTTTGCATTTGGGTAATACCTTCGCCTGCGTTTTGCGGGCCAATTAGTACCCAACCGCTTGCACCTAGTGCATACAACTGCTCATTTACAGAATCCCACCATAAATCACCAATTGCTAATCCAGTTGGTTCAGTTTCTGAAACCTCTGCACCACCGATAGTGCGCCATTGCACCCCATCATAAAATCTCATCTTGCTAGTTCCGCTATCAAACCAAACTTGACCACTCAGTGGTCTTGGTGGTTGATTAGCGCCGCTAAAATTTTCTAGCAAGTATAAAAAGTTTTCGTTTTGTATCTCACCGTAACCAGCATAGTTTTTACCGATAAATTTAAGATCAGTTGTCTGATCAATTGTTCCATCTTCAACTATGGTTAACAGTGTGTTGTTGTATCTGTCAATTTGATATGCCATTTGTGCTTAACCCCTAGTGTTACAGTATTATTTATCCTTATCACGTATACAGTACTGTTGTATCATGTTCCCATGCTGTCCCGTTTGATGTGAATGTCATTGTATATCTATTAGGTGCTAGTGTAACTGCACCTGTAATTGAATCAAAAGTAAAATCTTGTACAACTGATTCGTTTTGTGTTCCGTTGCTGTCAACATCAATTCTACTGTAGTTAATAGCAGAGTTAATATCGCCAGCAGCCAAAGTTGCTGATGCTCCAGCATATGAAGTAGTATGTATCTTTGCTACTTTTCCGGTATTTTCCGTTGCTGCTGGATACAAAGAATTTAAAATATCTCTAACATCATTGATAGGTCCATCTCCTACTCCAACAACATTTGGAGAACTTAATCCTGTAATATCTAACGAAAATACGATAGTTTCTGTAGCAACAACATTGTCTACATAATATTTCGTAGCAGCGTCTTGATTCGCTGTTGGATCAGCAAGTCCGGTAATTTTTCGACTATCTTGGATTGCAATGTTGCCGCCAGCAGTAATATTCAATCCTGTTGACGAAGTTAGTGCTAACGGACTTAATGCTGTTACACTATTTGTTATAGTAGCACCATTTATGTTTATGTCGTCGATATTAAGATATTCTAGTGTTGAACTAATTCTTACTACATCTGTTATATCGGTAATATTTGTCAAACTAGTATTTGTTAGTTTATCTTGACCACCGATTTGATATGTTTTAGTATTGTCTGATAAATCTATATGGACATTTGATTGCCATGCATCTTCTGTATCAGACCATGTCCATGTTTTTGTTCCTACATCATTCGTATCTAATGTTATACCTGCGCCGTCTGCATCAACACCATCAAGCACTGTACCGTCGGCTGTTTTTGCTAATTCGATGTTCTTGTCTTCTACACGCAAAGTAGCAACATCAAGACTTGTTGCATCGCCTTCAATTAATAAGTCTCCAGTAACACGCAAGTCACCTTCAACATCTAATGTATATTGAGGGAGTCTACCAACATTAAAAATACCTACACGCCCTGTACTTGCGTCAATATACAATGCATCAACTGTAATACTACCATATAGAGATGATGCAACACGCAAACTTATATCGTTGTCGTTAAGTTGGTTTTCTATATAAAAACGAGGTCCAACAATCTTTTGTACGTTTGCTTGGGAAGCACCAATTGTTAAACCACCATTGTTAAGTATCTTTAATGTACCAACTGTTTCACCATTTGCATCCGATGGTAGAAAGGAGTCAGCAGTTCTTACTACGCCTGTTTCAGAAACAAGTGCGTTTGAAGAACTTGCTATGCCTCTAAATTTAAAATTCTCAGTATCAATAATATTGTAACCAGTATAAATTCTACCGTCTGGATTACTGTCTGTAACTAATCCTAAAATTCGTTGAGAATAAATTGGTGTAAAATCTAAGTAACTAATTACAGCAACAAGATTATTTGCTATAAATAATTTAACAATACTACGCGAACGACTTTGCTCGTCAAGTAGACTATCTATTTCAAAACCGCTTTTTTGCTGGCCTGTTGTGTATTGCGGGCCGACTAAGAAAAGATCTTCACCATCAAAAGCATATAGTTGGTTATCATTTGGATTTATCCAAAGATCTCCCGCAACCAATGTAGGCGAATCAGTTTGTACAAAAGGTCCACCTGAGGCTTTCCATTGTTCTCCATCATAAACTTTTAAACGTTGTTCAGCAGTATCCCACCAAAGTTGGCCTGAAAGAGGATTAGTTGGAGCCGCTGTGTTTGAAAAATTTTCTAAAAGTTTAATAAAATTTTCATTAAAATATTCACCGTACCCGGAATAATTTCTACCAACCAAAACTAAATTTGTAGAGTTAGTATCTATCTGGCCATCTACCAGTTCAGTTAACAAGTCTCCGTTTGTTTTGTTTAATTGATAGCTCACATCACTCTCCAGTATAAATTATATAATTCAATGCCAAATAAGGAGGCATAATTCCTAACGGATCACCTAAACTTCCAGTAGTTTTGATACCACCACTTGATGCAAAACCTTGTGTGCCGCCTGCTCCTGGTTCAATAGTTAACGGAACAGCATCATCATCAAGTACTCCTCCAGAACCAACACGCATTGCATAGTATTGTGTCCCAGAATCGCCTTCCATGTCATGTTCGTGTTCTGGCAAGTTATTAGTATTAATTGGTTGTTCTTCTGTTCCAGCGTTACCACCGATTGCATCAGCAGCAATGTTTGTTACTCTATTAGCACTTGGGCCGCCCATATTGTCAAGTCCTAGTGGGAATCTTCCTCTCAGGTCAGGCAATGCAAAAGTATTAACACCAGCGTCAGAAAGCAAACTTGCATCTTTAAAATTGTACAGGATTACATTAAACAAAGTAGTGTAATCTGATTTTTTAACTTCGGCACCATCACAGATAAGCCAACCATCGGGTGCTTCTTCTCCACCAAACGGTACAATCGTTCCTGCAGGAACTAGCGGAATAGTTTTTAAGAAATTACGCTTTGTAATCCTGTAGACACCCGTATCACCTGTTGTTTTGTTTAATAATAGTTCGTCTGCGTTTCCTGCATCATAAGTAACCTCTTTGTTACTAATAAAACTGTTAGCAATACGCAAACTAAATGTTTTTGTCGAACCGCCGGTTTGACCATCAAACTCAAAACTTACATTATCTACATCACCTGTTGCTGCAAATGTTGTAGCACTGGCAAGTTTATCTGCACTACCTGCTCTGCCAGAAACTGTACCGCTTACGTTACCTTGTATGTTTCCAATGAAGGTATTAGCATATATTTGATCGAACTTATTACTAGCAGTACCAATATTTCTAGATGAGTTTGCATCTGGTGCTAGGTTAGCAATAGTCGTTGCACCTTCTACATATAAATTTCCGCCTATATGTACATCTCTTGCAACACCGACACCACCTTTTGTTCTTATCGAACCTGTGCTAATATTTGATGATTGCACAGTACTTTCAACTTGTATAAATCCGCTATCCGGAACTCCTGTTTCTGGAGTTATTTTAATGTTGCCGGAAATTTCTAATTTTTCTTCAGGAGCACCTGTATTAATACCCACGTTTCCTGCTGAGTCGAGTCTTAAAACTGTTGGTATTAAGTCTCCATTTCTTAAACGGAAGTCAATATTAGATCCCGAAACATTGTGCTGTATTACACCTGCTTCACCACTAATAAACATACTAAGTTGTCCACCTGAACCAACTTGTATACCTTCGTTATTTTTAACTTTTAAATCAAAGTTTGTTGTTGAACTTGCATTGCCTCTCAAGAAGTTTGATGCTGCAACTGCTTCTCCACCGATAATTAAACTTTCTGCTTTTTCAGCGGTGCCCCAATATTTTAATATTTCTGTACCTACAAGTGCTTCAGTACTTAAATTTAAACCAGCGTTAAGTCCTGCTCTAAATCCAGGAATAGTAGTTTTTGGAACAAAGGCCTGACTACTAAAAATTGCTGCTATTTGATCTTCAATTTTTACAGTTAGTATGTTATATGCTACGTCATCGTCGCCCAAAATGTTGTCTGCAGAAGTACCAGTAAGCAAACCATCACTAAATTCAGGACCAATAAGAATCCAGTTTGATCCTGTAAACAAATATAACTGTTGAGTATCAGTATTAGCCCATAAATCTCCTGGGTTAGAATTTGCTACTTCAGGTGCAGATGCTGCTTTTTTCAAGCCGCCGGCTGTTACCCAGTTAGTTCCGTCATAAATTTTAAGTTGGTCAACACCGTCGGAATTGTCATACCATAATTGCCCTTCGACAGGACTATTAGGTGCAGACGAGTTAGCAAAGTTTTCTAGTAAATGCAAAAAGTTTTCATTAATTGCTTGACCGTAAGATGTTGTTGTTCGCCCAGGAAATGCCAAAGAAGTTGACTGGTTGATTGTGCCGTCTTCAATTGTTATTGCACCTTTGTTTACAGAGTCAGTATAGTTTATTTCGTATGCCATATCTTAATCCTTACCCTGTTAAGCTCTGTACTCGTACTGTATAATCAATTTGGATTAGACGGTTAAGTGATTTTTGAACTGGATGGAAAATAACGTGTGTAAGCAATCTGCCAGTGCCGCTGGATGAGTAACTTCTTAAGCCTAGCTCGTCAAATACATATGCATCGTCTGCATTACTTGCAGTATCAAATGCTTGTTGTCCATTTGGTTCACCATAGTCGAGCAAACAACTTACAACTATATCTGTATAGTTAGTTCCGCTCAAATGGCGTATTTCAATTTTGTTACGTGCAGGATCTGTATTGTTTACATTCCTATCGTCTACAATTTTTGAATATGTTTCGTTGTACAAACTTGCGTTTGTTCCGGTTGAGTTTGGTGTAAGGTATGTAATAATCCCTGTAGGATCAACACTAGTGCCGCCGTTTCCAAAGCTCATAGTGGTTATATATCCTTGCCCTTCGTTACCTAAACTTTCGGCCATTGCAATACTCATATTCTCGTAGTGAATTGCATTGCGCTTGTTTATTAGCACTTCTTGGGTTTCGGGGTCAAAGATCTTAATATGTCCTTGCACCAAAAAATTGTTTGTGTCTTGCATGTTACTCATCACTTTTCCTATACTGTATTTATTCTGGTAACTCACTTGTGCCTGCACGTAAGAATCTTGCAATGGCATTATCTGTCAATGCTAATTGTTGTCCTATAGGGCTCCAAATTTCACCTATCTTTTTAACTATCATAACCTGTTCACCGTCAACAGGAATACTGTTTACAGTAATTATGTTGTCTGTTACACTAAATTCTGCACTAACGGTTGTATCGCCTTCTGGACTATCCATCGCTAGTACAGGGTCAAATACTTCTATAGAAGTTTTGCGCAATCTTCTACCGCCTACAAATACTTCTACTTCATTTATACTTCCAATATCAAATCCAGGTTCAAAATCTGATGTTACTCCGTCAGCAATAAATTCTTTACTATACGTAATGTCTTGATATGGCACAGTTTTGCTCGAATTCTGGTCATAAACTTTTGATCCAGTAGCATGTATATTTTTAACGCCAGTACCAAGTGTTCCTCTACGCAATTGACGTAGTGTGTTTTCTTCTTTAACAAAGTATTCAATACGTTCGCCATTAATCCAAATAATACCAGGTAGATTGAGTCCTTTGTTTGGTTCAGCAAGAACTGCACCGTTAGTAACTTCAATACGCAAATCAGAATAATTAAGTGGTTGACGAAGTGTTACTTCAGCCTTATCTAAACGCTTATAGTGTGTTCTGTTAAGCATATCTTTAAACTGTCTATATGCAAATTTTTCGGTTGCAACAGGAGCAGAGAAATGCAGCAAATCTATAACATCGTTATTAGCAGGAATTTCAGTTAGTCTAACTTGGCTTCTATCATCTGTTACATAGTAATCAACGCTAGGAGTTAGTAACTCTCCGTTCTTGCTAACCCATACATATTGTGCATCTACTGCAATATCTCTTAATGAAATAATACCTGATTTTAGTAGTCTATATGTTGTCAGTTCACTTGCAACACTAACTGACGATCTGTTTACTACATTGTAATTAACTCTTTCTAACCCAAGTATATCATGGTTACTAAATTGATAAATTTCTATTTTTGCTCCAAGACTTGGTATTGTACTTAAATGCAACGTACCCGGAGTGTCGATCCAAACACTATCACCGTTAAGGTAACCAAACGCATAGTCACCTCTGGCTACTGCAAATATTTCAACCGTATCTCCTGGAACACCAGTATCATCTGTTAACAATATAGAAGTGTTTGCAACGTCATAACGCCATTGAGATGGAACTGCGATTTCTTCACCATTTAGATAAACTTTAAGTTCTTCTACATCTAAGTCGCCTGCAGGATATTGGAAATCTTCAAAACTATATGTACGTTGATTATTTTCTGGAATTGTAAACTTAGCATTATATCCTGGTTTAAGAATTTGGTTATCTACTTTAACTATTATTCTATGTTCCAATGGTATTTCATAAAACGGAACATCAGTTAGTGTATACTGAGATATAAGCCCGTCACCTTCAAAATTACTAACAATAACTCGGCTGTAATTAGTTTCTTCACTGTTAGAAAGAACAGCGTAATGTACAACACTACCTTCATTAATTACTTCCGAAGTTCTAATACCAACTTTTGGATTGGTTAAATCATATCCCCATTCATTGCTATTAAACACAACTACTTCAACTGCTTCACCGTTGACAGTGGCGCTTGCTTGTACACCGGTTCTCCAATCAACAGTAGTAATAATTTCAGTTGTCGATCCGTCGGCTATTGTTTTACCATAGTCTAATAAATCATCATATCCTGCGGCTTGACTAATAATACTAAGTTCTTGGTTTGCTGCTGGTGCTGCATTAAACGTAAGAACGTTTGTTGTCCAATCAATTGTATATTCGGTATCAGCAATTTTTATATCATTTACCTTAACCCATACTGCTTCGTTAGTAGAAGGAATTACACCTAAATCAAATTCAGTTTTTAATCCATCTGTTGTATAGTTTTGGCTATGTATAACCCCATTTCCGTCACCTGCTCTAGTATAGACTTTTATATCTAATGAATCAGTTATTAATCCGGGAACAAGTTCTTCTGGTCCTGCATGTGTTATAGGATTAACAAATCCGTCACCATCAACAATAATATCTTCTGCATTAACTCCTTTTGCAGTTGCATAAGGTAAGTCTCCGCCTTGAAGTTGTGTATCATAACTTGTTGGATCAGGTGTTATTGACCCATCACTGGTAGTTTTTCTTACAATAATAGTTTCGCCATCATCAAAACTTACACCCAATGTATCAAGATCGATTATAGTTTGTACGCCGTCACCGACTAAACTATTCATAATAGCATTTTCATTTACTTGCTGAGCAGTCCCATAGTTAGGATCATCTATTCTAGTTAAATCAACAGATCCTGAAGTTCCTTTATAAACATTATAAGTAACACCATTTTCTAGTGGTTGTGTTAGTTGAATGAAAATTGTACTGCCGTCTGCAACAAATACTTCATCTTCGTATGTATTATCAAAGACATCCCAAGTATCTGTAAACCAACCTTGTGTATCCCAACCTGCTGCGCCTTCAAATCCAAATGATTTAACTTCAACGCCACCGTAATCGATACCTTTCATTAACTGAGAAAAACTCTTACCTAGCATACCTACAGTCGGCTCATAGAAATGATGAATTCTATCCTGTGCTGAAAGCATATCGATTGGCTTATAATATCTAACTTCAATTGCTGCACCTGTGGCAGGAATTTTTGCAAAAGTTATTCGACCATTTTGTCTTGAATAACTTTTCTCAGTATTATCAATGTTTTCGTAAGTATATGTACTACGTAACATTTCTTTGCCATCTATATAAACTTTGACTTTTTTATTATCTAAGTCCATAGGCCATTCAAGATCAAATTTTGCTTGAACATTATTGCCAGTAAATGTTTGTACTTCTTGTAATTCTTGGATATAAACTTCGCCGGAATATCTATCAAACTTAACTCTAATATGAGGAGTTCTAACTGGACTATAACCAAGTATAGCACTCATTCTAGCAGGTGTACTACCAGTTGATTGTGATCCGGTAATTTCAACAATTGGTCTTGTTAAGTACCCTTTACCTGGATTTGTAATTTTAACACTAGTAATTTTACCATATCCGATGTAAGCAACAGCAGTTGCTTGTTCTTCGCAGTCGCCAATAATTTCTATTTTTGGTGTTAGAGTATATCCAGAACCGCCATCTTTTATTTGAATTTCTTTTAATTGGTATCCAACATTTTCAATAAAATGTTTTCGTGGATAAGAATTAAAATCTCCGTCTGGGTCGTCTATAACTCCATCTGTTATAACAGATCTATTAGGAATAATAGATCCGTCTGCCAAACTATAATATGGTGGTAAATCAAAATCTGTTACACTTGTATTAGTAGGTTCTACCTTACTATACACATCCACATATTCTCTAATCTTAGTTTTGTAAGGCTTAACTTCTTTTAGATAATCTTCAAAACTTTTTAAATTATCGCTGTTAAATGTAACATCATTTCTTAATTCGCTTACATTATATTTTGCTTTTACAAAACTTGTTTTAAATATCCAATCAATACCCTTTTGTTCAGCAATCGCATAGCGAACACCTACAAAGAACAATCCGTTGTATTCAGATTTTAGATCCCCAACTAACAAGTCATCTCTAAATGCTGCAAAAATAATTCGTAATTCAGTTACTGGGTTATTGTCGTAAAAATAACTGTCGAAACTTCTGTTACTATAACCCACAGGATTTACTTCGTAATTATACAAAGTTTCTTTGAATTGAATAGTTCCATTTTGTCTACCTACAACTTTATAATTTTGTGTATAATCTTCAGTATCAAAATTAGCAACCTTTTCTAAAAGAACCCAACCGCCTGAGCCAACAGACTCAACTTTGACAATATCTCCAGTTCTATCTGATATTGTCGGAAGTATGTAAGTTCCAGGAACTGTGTAATTGATTGTTGTAAACTGGTTATAACCGTCTGCATACCAGTCTACATAATCCCAATAATTAGTTACATCGTAATCTTGTATGCTTCGAATAAACCAAGAAGTACCATTCCAACTGTATATTGCCCATTTACCGTATAGTGTTTCGTTTGTTTGTACTAATACACTAAATGGACGTACTATCAATTTGGTATTTTCTAAATACCCTGTGCCGCTATTGCCAATAATAACATTGGTAATTTGTCCTAGAGAATTTATTTCAAAGTCAATAATTGCGCCAGATCCAGGACCTTCTAAGTTATATGAAGGTGCAACTTTATAGCCACGTCCTGGATTAATAATGTTTGTACTAATAATACGTCCATTACTAATAATTAATTCAATTTCTGCTTGTGTAATTTTGTTAGTGCTTACAAATCTTAAATCATCATATGTTGCAATACTTAGATCAAATTCGCCTGAAACGCTTGAAGGCAAAGGCTCTTTTCTTTGAAGTTCGCTTAAATCGTATGTATCAATTAATAACTGTTCGCCTAATACAATGTTAGCTCGTTCAATAGTTTGTTTTAATGCTTCAAATCTATTCTGAAACATGCTTTGTCTAGGAACATTTTGAATTCCGTATCTCTTATTTGACGGAACATTAATATCAGGTACTGGTCTGTTGTTTAAATCAAACCCAATTAAACTGTCATACCACTTTCTTTCAATAGTTGGATGCAGAACACTTGATTCTAGACCTTCACTTAAAATTTGGTATTCTTTGTGCTGGTTTATATTTTGTGTTTCATCTTCTTTGTATCTAATTTGTAGTACAACATCATCGCCTTGGATTAAATCATTACAATTATTAAGAATAAATGTATTTTCTGAAATAAGCGAAGCATATCTATATCCTTGTAATCTAGGATTTTCGATTAATCTTGCAATGTCAATAGTATTAAGTTTTCTTTTAGGCTTATGAGTTGTAGGTTTCGTTCTTTTGCCTTGCACCCAGAAATAATATTTTGCACGGAAATTTTGGGCAAGTTTATCGTATTCTAATTGAGTGGTATATCTTGTATTGCCATATAATGACTGACCGCTTATTCCTTTTTTCAAACCTTCATCTGTATCAGCAAGCTCATCCCATCCAGATGGAACAAATTCACTTTCTACCCATTCAAAAATATCAATGTTAGATCCAACTATTAAATTATTCCAATCTTTCTTTTGAGAGTTAACTGATCCCTTATAAGGATAAGCAAATCTAGCAGTGTTTGTTGCCCACCATATTTCGCCAACGTGTTCATTTCCCCAGAATCTTGCAGGATCAACTAAAAAGTCGTTTGTAAGTCCTGTATTGTATACTGCTGGGTCAAATCCTGCCTTATAGTCAATTTCTTGTTCAGCAACACCTGCTATTTTTCCTTGTAGAGGATCAATATAATCTAGTCTGCTAATGAGTTCATTTTTACGTTTGTTGTATAACATTAAGCCACTAATCTTATCAACATCTACAGGTAATATTTGTTGATCGATTGACGACCAAGCAGTATAACCAGCATTTTTTCTAAAATCAATAACTTGTCCTACAGATTTTTCGTTAGTTTGACGTGGTATGCCAGCATATATATGGTTGCCGTAACTAAACAGATTTTCACCAAATGTTGTTTGCACTGAAGGATAGATTAATTTTTCGCCGAACACTAATTGATTTTCTAAGTCTTCGTAAACATATACTACACCTTTATCTAGTTTAATATTTCTAAACGAAGTAAACTTATTATCAAATGTTGTTTGAGGTTCAGTGTTTCCTATCGACGTTCCGTCAAATGTTGTTGGAATTATTTGATCTCCGTTTAAACTAGAAACAACTAAGTTATCAGATCCAAAGTATAATCCATGACCAAATTGCTCTGCTACTTCGTTTTGTGGAGATCTTAATATTTGGTCAACTTGGAATCTTCCGTTAATTTGTTTGTAAATGTATACTACACCTTTATCGGTTCCAGCAGTATCATCAAGTTTAGCACTAACAGCAAATTTATCGCCACTGTCGTTAAGGCTAACACGTTCGCCCCAAGCAGTTGTTTCGTTATAAACAGTTATTTCAATTACATCATTTTTAGCAACATCATTGACTGTAATTAAGTTGTTATCTAGGGTCCATCTGCCGCCAACATATCCTTTACGTTGATCATTTATTCTAAGAATTATGTCATCTTCTCTTGTAGTATTAGATATTAATATATCAGATATGTCAATGACAATTTGATCGGTGACTTCTTCTACAGTTTTAAAAATTGTTGTCGGTGCAGAAATTACTTGGTCTAGTTGATACTTGTTATCATTTAATCTATATACTACTAATCTTGTTTTTGTAGTACTATCTGATTCTTTGAGATTGGCTTTGACTATAAGCACTTGTCTGTCGTTGCTTACATCAAACGTTTCACTAAAATCAATAATATTTTGTACGGGATCAAAAACTTCTTCATCGTACAAACTCTGCCCTGTTAAGTTTGGCAAATATCCTAGGTAGTCTATTTTATTGCTTAGTTGGGACCATCCAGTATTAGAAAACTCTGCTCCTACTCCAATATTTGTTTGAGCTTGATACAATTTTTTAATAACTGAAACGTTTTGTATTCCAGTTGCAGTTATAGTATCAAACCCATTAATTGTAACAATACTTTTTGGAGACCAATCAAATGTTAAAAATTCTGCGTAATGGTTGCCGTCAATTATAACAGCATTGCCGTCAACAGCATTTATTGTTTTAACAATAATAGTAGAATCATCAACTGAAGTGAATGTTATGCTTTGGCCAGCAAGTGGTTCGCCATTTAATCCATCAAGCCAAATTTTTGTTTGTTCTCTAATAACAATAGCACCTTCAGCATAACTGTAAGAATTATCCCAGTTTCCTCTATAATTAATGTCTTTTCCGTATTTCCAACTAATATCATTCCAATATTCTGGAGATTGAGGATTAATACCTACAGGCACTGCTCTAATTGCTCTGAAATATTGATCTTCATATGTTACAATTTCATCTTCTACATATGCTCTATCTTGGTACTGTCCTGCAAAGTTATCAGTTGGAGTAACTCCATGACGGAAAATTTCAATCTCGCCTGGATGTTCTCTTCTACCAATAGTTGAATCTCCTAACTCTTCTGGAGCATCTAAACCTCTAGTTCCTACAAATAACGTATAATCTCGATCAGTTTGTACTAATTTTACTTTGTGTCCAAACTGTCTATTCTCATCATAAAACAAACTAGTTAGTGTATGTTTTAATTCATAAGATCCTTCTTTACGTCTTCTATAAATTGCAATAGCACCAGAAAGATCTGGACCAGCAACACCTGTAGAATTTGCAGGCAAATGATAAATTTGTTTATAATCTTTGTTTAGCCCATATGGAGGGTTAGCAGGTCTAGTAATTCCGCTTTCTGTATTTTCATTGAAGAAATAATATTCTTCATCAATAAATTCAACAGTATCTTCCCAACTAATATTATTATTGAAAGTTGAAATACTGTCTTCTTGGAAAACTAGTAATTTGCCAACTTGAGTTGTGCCAACCACAATATCGTTGTTAGCATCATCTATTTCAGCAAACGTTCTGTCAACATCTCCTGCGCCTCTTAAATCTTCATTTCCGATACGTCTTAGTTCATATCTACCAATATTATTAAGTTGTGTAAAATCTCCGCCGTAAGTTATTCCATTATGTTCTTCAAGAATCTTAACGTAGACTCTAATCTTATTGAAGTCTCTTTGCAAGTAGATTACTTCAGCAGCACTGGTTGGAGACAGTGGGCTTATAGCAAGACCGCCGGCGCCATCGCTTGCTGTCTGAACATCAATAATTACATCGCCCTGAGCTCTATCAGTTGTGTTTAATGTACCGTCTGCTTCGTGATACCATCTTGGCTGCGGTTGGAAAGGGAAACCTGAAGCATCAAATCTTGATAGTTCAAAATCAATATACCCGTCCCACATGTCTACTATTGTTTGTTGTGCATTTACAATAGCATCTGTTAGTGCAGCGGCTTCGTAATCTACTTCTCTATTTTCTAAGTCATAAAACTGTAGATTAAATGTTTCGTCGCCGTTGAGTGTATCTGAAAATTCTTTACCAACTCTTAGTACCCAATAGTTAGATTGACAAAATCTTTCAAATCCATCTTGTCCATCGTTTTCATCAATAGTAGGATCTCCGCGGAAAGATAATTGAGTTCCCCAACTTGTTCTATTTTTATTAAGAATATACGTACCGATTGCACTTACTGTTGTTTGAATGTTGTAATACTCATTTGGATCTCTGCCGCCTTCGGCTAGTAAAACATCCGAGTATACTAAACCTCTACCTGCATCGTACCAAGTTTCAGCATTATCATAAGTAAATCCATCGCCATCAGATATTTCACTTTCCCAATCAACTGCTGGACGATCATCGCTGTTATATGTTTTGATTAACCAATAGCCGCCAACTTGTTCACTTGTTGTATAAGTTGATTCCAGAGTATATAATCCAACAAAGTCTTCGTCTTCAATAAACAATTCACCTGAGATATCAAATACACCATTTGTATCTTTTACATATATAACAGCACTATCTTCGCTAGTGTCAACATAAACAACTTCGGCGCGGCCTGTATTAGTTGTTACAAATTCGCCGACTGCCGGTAATGCTATAAAAGTATCAACATACATAATGTAGTCAACTTTGAAAATAATTTCGTGACCTTGGGTTCTTCCGAGCCACGAAGGTGTAATTCCTGTTAGGTTGTTATCAAAAGGATAATAGTCGTCTAGTGTTGGATTAGCATAACTTCTTAAGTTCCAATCTAAGAAAATTTGATCTCCAGGAGTATCAGCAGCAAAATCTCTTGCTTTTGTTCCAAGATACATATCAAGCGGAGCTCTAACTAAAAGATGGTCAACAACATTATTAGGTAATCCTGGATTACCTGCAACTAATAACACGCTGTTTGTCGAGTCAGTATCTTCAAACGCAACCAATGACTGATAAGAGTCAAATGTTGTGAATGATTGGCTTCCGGTTTGTGGATTAATTGTTCTTAGAGCTTGCCAAAGGCTCTCTCTGTATTTTACAACATCTCCTTTAGTATACTGTAATGTTGGATCAAAGTCGCCTTCATATCTTGTTTTAACACCAGATGCTCTTGGCATACCAACAACAATATATTCACCGTCAGGTGATATATCTACACTATGTCCAAATCTTGTATTATTAACATCAAGTAGTGTTGAATCAACAAATTGTATCTGTTGTTTAACAACATAGTTGCTATTTTCTCTAGGTCTTACATAAACATTAATTTTTCCATTTTCGTCATTTGGTGATGCTACAACTAGCACTCTGTTATTAGCACTAACAGCAATATTTTTTCCAAATTCGTGATTAGTTCCGTCATACTCGCTTGGATTTGACATTACTTGTCTTTGAGAAAAGACAGGATTATTTTCAACAACGTTCCAAACACCGTTAGAGTAATTGTCTACCCAAAACTTTTGTCCGTCGTATTGCTTTTCTTGAACTAAATCATTTAATGTTGCTAAATTAGAAACTCTAACTTTTCTTAGTTTAACTAGTGAAAAGTTTTGGTCTTCAAAGTTAATTGCATCTTCACCCGAATTAAATTGTATTTTATTAAGTGTAGCATCGTATACTTCATATATTCCGCTTATGTTAAATCTAAACGCATTTAGTATACCAAAGTATTCTTTCTCTTCGATTCTTGCATTTGTCCACTGATCTAATGTTAGTTCTGACAGGGGTTCTCCGTTATCAGTAAACAGTCCAGTTTCTTTTACAAAATCAATTGCCTTAATATCTGTATCAATAATTTGGTAAACTGTCCAATCGTCTGCACCTGTTTCTACTAACCAAATATAAGATCCTAACTCAACTTGATTTATATCTGCGCCAAATAATTCTTGTTTATCATAACTTACAAAAGTAACATCATTTTCGTTTACATACCCGCCTGTTTTTAAATATTCATTTATTGAAGATTTTACCGGCAATGCAGAAGTATGCACATACCCTTGTGGTTTATCATAAACTTCAGATGGATATATTCTATAAATTTTATCAAACTCTGCTGGACGAGAATTTGCAAGTTCAAAAATCTGCGGAGACTCTTCTAACTTAGAATCGGTTAACTTATATTCTATTTGTTTTTCATTCTCAGTAGAACCATATCTACCAACTTGAACTGCCCATTCTTCAAACAATTCAACCTTTTCTTCTGTATTTCCTGCTAACGAATCAAAAAGTTTTTTAACAGAGTTTGCTGTTCCTTTGTCTTGAATAAATCCATTATAAAACTTAAACTGGCTAACATCGTCATTGATAATATTTGCTAGATATTGACGTTTTTGATATCCGACTAAGTGCTGTGCCAACTCTTGTTGTGATTCGTCAAACCCGACACTGTCGAGATCATAAAAATCCATAAATTGATTAATTCTATAATCAAAGTTTGTTAACAATTTCTTCTCTGGTTCTTCGCTTAGTCTATACCAAACAGTGTTATCAAATATATTTGATCCTATGATATTAGTAGTAGCAACATAATAATATTGTCTATATTTTACTAAGTCGCCAATTTGATAATCTTTGTATTCTGTCCATGTTGAATAACGTGCATCATCAAATACAAACCCAGGAACATTAAATCCACCTTGCCAATCTGCTGTTCTATAAGCATTAACTTTTAAGCGTTCTTGTCTATATCCTGATGATGGCTGATATAAAATGTCGTTAAAAACAGTTTTATTATCAAAAATTACAACATGCTCTTTTTGTACAGTAGGAAGTGCAACATGATATAAACCGTGATCTGTTCCGATTGTTTCTATTCCAAAACTATTTTGGTCTCTTAAAATGCTTCTAGTATCTGCTTCAAGCGGCGAACCGTTTTCGTCAAATACAGAATATCCATAGAAAGGATCTGATAGATCATCGACTACATTATAGTCTTTGTCAAAGTACAACCTATTTGCTGAAGCACTTATTGAAAGAACAGTCCCAGAAGCCCAACCTTGGGTGGTCCAGAACAAAAATTCTTTTGCAGAATCTGACCAATCGTCAATTTGGCGACCGTCTACTGTATAGT